CCGAGTTCCATCCGCTCAGCACATCAGCATCTTCTATAATTGTGATAAATTTATCCAACATGTCTGCTTCGGATTCACACAGCATGGTGTTTTCAAATTCCTGTTCAATGATTTCCGGATTGGGGAAATCCTTGGGTGGTATGGCTAAAGATATTAGTTGATCCAACCATTGCAGATACACTGTGATCGAAATGATCGGCGCCCAAGCATCTGCGGGTTTGGCATACCCTTTGTTTGGGTCAAAGTCCACCTCGATGTCAAAAAATGCTACTTGGAGTTCCGGAGCATCTTTGTTGAGATAGTTTTCTTCTAGACAACGAAAGATTGGATTAACGTCAGATTCATACAATCGTTTGCCCGATTGCATGTGGATTTCTCGTTTGAATTCTTTACCTTGTTTGGTAGCAATTCTAGTTACAGAGTTTCCGTAAATGGATTTAAATTTACCTTTAGGATCATCATAATAAAAAACATATCTAGCCGGATATTCAATGTATTTTCTTTCTCCATTGACACGTTCAACTACTGAAATCTTATCAGTATCTCTATCAAAAAATGCATCTACATAACTCATATTAAATGTGCTATAAAAAGTCCGCCTATTCCTACTAATGATAGCACACTGTTGGTTACTATCAAAGCAGGTTCTTTCCACATAATACTAACAATTAACCAAATGATTCCACCAACTACTAACACAATTGGTCCTGCAGGATAAAAACCTAAGGAATTAATTGCTGTGCCTACGATAAGTGTTAGAGTGGCGGTCCATTTTAGTAATGTATCTAATTTCATTATGCCTTTTTAGCTATGGCTAAAATTTCTTCTAGTTCTTCTATGTCGTGTTTTTCTGATGCTAGTGATTCTTTAAATGCAACAGCAATTGCTTTCGATAACAGTGCTGGTTTAATTTCTAATTCATCTGCCACTGCTTTTACTGTGTCTCTTAAGCCATCTGATAGGTCTTTAACTTCTTGTTTTACTTTGATGCCACTTTCAATGACATGTCGTACTTTTGCTTGTTCGTCTGCGTTAAGTGTTTTCATAAGGATCTCCTTGATGTTTATTATAAAACAAAATACTACTTTTGTCTATTAGTTTTTTTTGAAGATTTTAAAGGAGTGAAATATCTTTTAGTTGGGTGATTTTTGTTTAATGCAAGTCCTCTAGAACCAGGAGATTGAGGACTATTGGTTTGTTTTGTTGTTGGTATAACTATTTCGGCAAGTTTCATAACAGTATTTACTTTATCCAAGCACCCACTCTGCCGTGTGCTTCTGGACATTCGACATACTGATAACCGGCTGGCGGTGTGGTGTCTTGCCCCTGCCACACAGGAATAAATTCTTCATTGTCGTAATCAAAATCTGGATTGCGTCTTAGATGAACTTCTATTAGTTTACCGCCTATATATTCACAGTTCATCCAACGATATTTCAATGTCAAAGGCCATAAAAGTTTTGGTATTTTAATCTGTTGTTTGACTTTAAGCCAACGATCCCAACGAGTAAAAGTGTTGTCAGGTTTAAATCCTTGAACGCTGAGTATCTGCCGGCCCCATTCATAGTCAACAGAGATGTGATCACCTTCGAATATTTCACACCAAAACGATCCGGGTGGCAAATGATCAGTCCAGCCTTTCACAGTGAGTTGTTCAAACGAAGCACCCAATCCAAGTCCCACACCATTCACACACGGTCGCACAATGTATTTGCCGTCTTGTGGTACATCAACCCCAGCTGGTCCACAAATATATCCTAAACGTCTAGCTAGAATAAGTTTGTCAAATATCCAAATGTCTTGGGGGTCAGTGTTTAACCAAGCAATGTCTTCTTGAGAATCTAATTTCACTTATGAAATATAGTTTACAGTAATTTCTTCCTTTTTTCTAGTAGAAAAAACAAGATCTTTATTAACAGCGTGTACTCTTCGATTTTGATTACGATCTTTGTAACCAACCCCCATAATTAATGAAGGTTTGTTTTCAAGTTTTAAGTATTGTTGAATAGCATCTGTATCAAAACATTGACAACAACCAGTCGAATAGTAAAGCATACTAGCTGTTAAATTTAAGTATCCGGCAGCTATACCAATAGATGTGTTGAGATCTCTGACATAACAGTCATAATCTTCATGATTAGTAACTTTTTGATGATACTGACTAGACATTTTAGAATAGTCAATTGCCTCAAACACAAATATAGCATTGGCTAAAACTTGACTGTTTGTAGTCATTTCAAATTTATTAGTTTTTATATTTTTTGCACTTGTTCCAGGAGATAATTCGTGAACTTTAGCAATTACATCTTTATTAGTAATGACATGTAAATTATAAAATTTGTGATTTTGTTTGCTGGGGCAGTTTGTAGCTGCATAAACTAACAGTTCTAAATCTTCGCTGGGAATTTCTTTAGATAAGTCAAAGTTTCTTTGACAGTGTTGACTTCTTATCACTGCTTTTTTAATGTCTAATAGTTGTTCCATTTGTCTACCTCCTATAATTTTTTATATTACCATTTTCTACAAGACCAATATCTTGCTTTAGTTCTTGGTCCTGGATTTGCACAATTATGTCTAGCTCTAAACGATCTACGTCTTGCAGGAATGTATTTTTTAATTTTCATATTAGGATCCCCAAAATTTACTTTTTTGATGTTGCCGGTTTTGGGGTCTTTTACATACACTTTAAATTTTTTAACATCTCCACGCATAGGTTTTCCTAATGGAACTTTTCTTCCTCTGTATTCTGCTTCCAGTGTGGAAATTAGTTTACCTGCTACTTCATCTGTATACAATAATATGTTATTATTGTGAACTTCAACTATAGGAGCATCTATAGCCAATGCATCACCAAATTCAAATGTAAAAATATCTCCTGATTTAGGCGTTTCTAACAGTTCATTTAACTCGTACAGTTTCATAATTTCTTCTCAATGATATTTATAATGTCTTGAATCGTAACTATTTTTTCAACATCACTGTCTTCTATAGTAATATTCAATTTATCTTCTAAATCCATAACAATTTCATAAGCAGATAGGCTATCGGCGCCTAGATCATCAATTAATTTTGCAGTAGGAACTAACTTTGACTCATCGTCTGTGAGCGTTTTTTTAAGGGTTTCTAATAGTGTAGATTGCATCAGTTTATTTTGTTTTGACGTTTTTGGCAGGGCCTCGTCTGTTCTTGTTGGGATCTTCCCTGCGTTTGCGTGACGCCGCTGTGGCTCTGCCTTTTTTGCCCAGTGCATGTGCTTTGGATTGTGGTAGACATTTGGGTTTGCCTTCTTCAGATGATCCTCTGGCACAATCGCCACGGATCTTGCCGTCGGGGCCAAACCTAACCCATTTTTCCTTGAACCATTTTTTGAGATTTTCGTCTATTTCGTATAACTTCATTACTTGCTGTTGCCCCAGTTAGAAGCGCCTACTTTGCGGCACTTAACAAGAGCACCAGAGGCATAAGCTGATGGCCATACTTTGTATCGTGATTTTACTTTGTGATAGCAGGCATCCTTTTCGCCTGCCGCTTCGTCGAATTCTTCTTCTGTTATTGCTACAGATTCTTTGACCTTTTCTTTTTTTTCATCTGATGAGTGTCCAAAATATTTGTGCACCAACCGGTCTAATTCTGTGTGAAATGAGTCGATAGTTTCATCAGACACATCTTCTTGTGTTTTGATTCTTTTTAGCATGGTCATAGTTTTTTGAGTTTCTTGTGGGTCCATGCCTATCATTTGTTTGAAAGCTTGTGCAAGAGATCTAATTTGAGGTAGTGCAGTTACTGGTTGACCTAGTTTTAGTTTCATTACTGCCTGCATGAATTGAGTTTTGTCATCTACACCTGGAAATAAATTTACAATTTGTTGAACGCCTAAAGATCCTTTTATTTTTTGTGATTGCTCCACTCCATCTTCATACACAGAATTTAAAGTTCTGGTTTTGCCTTTGCCAAGGAAACCTGTGGCACCCATATTGGCTTTGAATTTGTCTTCTGGACTAGATCCACCAAAAGTAAAATTTCCATATTGTCTAAGCACTGCTTTGATTTCTTCCACGTTCATATTAAGCATACTTGACATGATAGGCAATACTTCTTCGTCATCTCTGTCATGCAACACTGCTGAAGTGTAGAAGGTGACCAGCATGTCATAAAATCCAGGTGATTTTTTTATTTTAGCCATTGCCACAGAATCTGAACCCATAGGATTTACACTCTTAGAAAAATCGTCTTTACCGTCTTCTTCCACAGCATCCTTGTCCATTCTTCTGCGTTCTTTGTTGGCATCTTTTTTAATCTGTTTCTTAACCACATTCATTGCTCGCTTGGTCAAAACTTCTGGTTTGGCATCTCTTCCTTTTTGAGTAGGCACATCCTGTTCACCTATTAATTTTTGTATGATTCGATTTTGAGCAATTTTTGGATTTTGTTCTGCTATTTTTATTAAAAAGTTTCGTGGTTGAACACCATTTGCTTTAGCCATTTCTCTGACCATTTTTTCGAAATCTAGTAATTTTTCTTTAGGACTAAGCGGTTTTGTTTCTTTAGTTTTTGTTTTTTCTTCTATAATTGAATTCAAAATATCTTGTAAAAGGGACATGAATGTATTTATTTTCTTTTAATGACGTTGGCTCCAAACAAACTGGTATCCATATCTAAAGCATTGTCTGAGGGTTTTTGCTTTTTTGGTTTGGGTTGTGGCGGTGATTTTGTACCAGATCTGCCTGGTGAACCAATATAATATTTTTTACCCCTAGCAGATCCTGGTGAAAGATGTGGATTTACAACAGATGCAATATTACCGGATGATGTAGCGCCTGCTGTTGCTTGTTCTTTAATGATATCACTGATCTTCATACAACTACTTATTCCTGCCTGATTTCATGTTGGCACACCAGTGATACATTTTAGATTTCTCACCTGATGACTTTTTTGCTTTTGTCCTTAAACTTGTAACAGAACCTTTGCAACTAGCGCCAGATCGTTTGACTCTACCTGGGCGTGATTTGCCTTTTACTTTGCCGTCAGCAAAATTCTCTAATATTTCTCTAATCAGCATAAAATTATTTACTTGAAATTATATTTCTACGGTATTGGTCTGCCTTCTTGGTGTAGTTGCCAAAGATCATCTGGTTGTTTTGCTGAGTACCATGCTTCTGACTTAGTGAATAAATGATATTCATTTTTGTCAAGCCATTGTTGTATTACTTGAGCAAATCTCCAATTGTTTTCTACATTCATATGACAAGGTCGATTGTCTTTATTTTTTCCATAACGATTATTCAAATAATTATTTGTTGGGGGGTAAAAGGTATCTAATTGACTAATTTTTCCTAACCACATATCATCCGAATCTAACTCTTTGTACAAACTATTAATATTCGTAGGGATGAATAATGCATCTGTTCTAGATTGATTTATTGATGACAATAATAATCTATGAAATGTTAAATCTACATAATCGCATTGTAAGTTGGTAAAATATTTCATTAATGTTTCTTGCATTTCTAAATCATATTCTCCAGGAGTAATATTTTGAATACCAGTGCAAAAATCACTACCATCTTTTATACTAGGTTGTACAAAAGTTTTTTTTAAACTAGCAGTATGTACACTTGGTTTATAATCTTTGTTCATAATGTTGCCAAACCACAATCTTCCTGGAGTGGTGACTATAAAAATCACACGATCATAATTTTCATGTGTCAAATCGAATTGTGTTTTACTCCAGTGTAGATTACTACCGGGCGCACCATGTACAGTTACATCATACCCCCATTGTTTTAATCGTGCAGGCCATCTAGTATGTCCTAGTTCTGGTTCACTACAACAAGTAAAACTATCTCCGTAAATTCCGATCTTCATTTTAAAAATACTTATTGAAAATTATAATCACTGTTATTACATTCTAAACAAGTTTTACTAGAAGTCCACATTGATGGAACATACTGCCGATAAAAATCATTTTCAAGGATTTTATCCAATGTAATTTTATTGATATTATTAAAGTTTTTTCCAAATTTTGTTTGTAGGTAATAGTAATTCCATTCTTTGTTGTATAATTTTTCCTCAGATGTAAAACAACAAGGCCACACAAGACCATTACTGTCTAGTTGCAACCATCTTTCTTCCATCCATGGACAACTTACTTTTATGTTTTGATCATAATCAGGAGTGGTGATTTGTTTAAAAGTTTCGTTGTATTTAATTTGATATTCGACAGCATCGATCTTGTCGGGTGCAGTGATTATTCGTTGTGGAAAATTTTTATACTGAACTGCTTCGATTGTTGGTTGATAACTGTTATGCAGATAAAATCTAGCAAAACCTAATTTTCGAGATATTTCTTTTGCTGATTGAATTTGATGTTTATTGTGATCAAAAATTATCATTCTCCATTCAGCAATACCTCCTTCATCTATAAAACATTTTGCATGTTCTATCACAGTGTCATAGTTAATGTTTCTTCTATAAATTGAAAGAGTATCGTCAAGTCCATCTAAAGCGAATGCTATCATATGATGAGAGAATTTTTGTAAAAGTTGGCTTAATTGTCTCCAAAAATTATTTGATTGCATACCTCCGTTGGTCATTACTTTTACATCTAATGTAGGTTTTATTTTCAACAAATGTTCAATCATGTTTAAAAATTCAGGATGCATACAACAGTCTCCAAAATTACCATTAAAATAAATGCTTTTGATGTGTTTAAGGTTATGATTAGACATAATGTTACACCAATCTTCATAAACAATATGATTGAGTTTCAAAGAAGGGTTTAATTTGCCACCGCGTAAATTTCTAGCACAACTAGGACAAAATGAATTACAATATGTGGTTGGTTCTATTTGAAGCTGATGAATGTTTTCAAAAGAATACAAATTAACTTTCTATTTTGTGTTGTAAAGCAGGATAAAGATTGGTGATGAAATCTATCAATTGATTAGACCACGTAATATGGCCTTGCGAGTTAGGATGTCTGTCCTCTGTACTAACTCTATACCCATTTTCGTTGACATAATCCAATTGACTGTAGGCAGGACTGTAAACATGAGTCCAGTCTATGGCATCATATAAAACTTTGTGATCTTGGTAACTAGGATTTATTTCAGAAGGTAATCCATGATACATCACATATCTAATATTATTGTGTTTGAAATAAGTTTGGAGATTTAACATGGTGTTCAGCATAAACAGTGAATGGTCTTGATCCAAATCATAACCAGGAAGTTTTTTGATCCAGTCTGATTCCACTAATGTCTGCCATGTACGCCATGTAGTGGATTGTTTTGGATGTGGTTTCCAATTATCATTGGTGGGATAATCTCTTCGGAATGGAGAAGTCCATTCTATTAAAGCAAAAGTATTTTCTTTAAATTGAGGATAAGTTTCATAGAATATTTTAGTGACCACATCGATTCTGTAATTGCCTCTGCCACCTCTACCAAAATGATGTAGTTTTAAACCAAAATAATCGCTGATCAATTGTCCGGGATATTCCTTGACATGTGCTTTGGAATTGGGAGAATTGAATGAACATCCATTTGAATATATCCCTGTAATCACTGCCATAATTATATGTATGACGGGCAAACACTTTGTAGATGCTGTTTTGAACACTCCTATCAACAGTGATCCGTGGGATCATCAAATAGTTCAAAATAGTTTGCCTGATGATTTTTTCAAAAACTTACAACAACAATGCGATTCTTTATTGACATTTGACACCAAAGGAGAATTGTATTTTGTCATGCCGGATCAAATGCAAAAACATGGAATTAATTTATATGATGAAATATATGAAATTGCTGAAAAAATCTACACCAATGCTAAAAAATTAACCAAAGGATTGTATTATAAACCACGCTGGTATCAAAACCACACAGTGTATGCTTATATTTCCGTGACACCTCCTCTGCCATACAAGTTTGAAATTCATGAAGAAAAACAGTCTAAATTCTGGAGCAGTGTGACTTATATCACTCCTCAGAAAAATGTTGGAACAAAAATGTATGAAACAAAAGATCCAAAAACCTTTGTGAAAGAGTCTCCTTGGCAACCTAACAGTACATTTGTGTTTTGTGGCAAAAAAGGCAACACCTGGCATTCCTATGAAAGCAGTGAAACTTCAAATAGGATCACTCTCAATTTTTTCTTGATGGATGCTCAGGGTGGAAGATATCTGATCTAACTTACAGATTTTGATTTGGTTGAGCCACCCGCTTGGCGTTTGCGTCTGCCAGCACAGTGAGCTCGTTGTGAAAACCCTTTAGGGTTAGAACAGTTGATTGCTTTTTTGTATTTCTTGCTCCACTGCTCTAACAGTTCAACTGTATAGAGTTCAGAGAGTTTCATCGATTACTGTTTTTTGAATAACTGGTACTCTTTGTTGAGTTGTTCAGCAATAGCATCGATTTCTTCTTTGACTTTTTCTTTGTCTTTCAATGCTTTTTTCATTGGCTCTTTTTTGTCACCGTCTTTATCAAAATCTAAGTAGTCTGGCTTTGAATTTTTGGCTTCTTCAACTTCTTCTTCTTCTTCGCCCAACGGATTGTCGCCGTGTGTGGCTGAAGCAGGTCCCATGTCTTTGTTGGATACTTTGTTTCTTTTTAATTCATAGTCATCTTTGTCAAGATACTTTTCATCTGGTTGATTGTCAAATGCTTCTGCTTCTGGCTCTTCTCCTGGAACTTCTGCAGGTAAGTTAGCATCCATGTCTGGTGCTGGCATTTCCGGTGCAGGAGCATTCATTGAGGGTGATTGTTGAATGTTCATCTGTTGTGGATCAAGTCCAGCATTTTTTAAGATTGTCATAAGAGCAATAGAATCTTCCAATGAATCGGTTTGAATTCTGATACCCTCGTTCAGCGTTTTTTTATTGTTGTCAGTCATTGTTGATTCTCCCATAATTGACTTGGCAATGTCATGCCCTTTTTTGATTGTCTTTTTTGACAATGGTGGTTTGTCTTTGTACATCTTCATGGCTTTTGCCATTCCAATTGCGTATGGTGATTGAGCCTTTTCTTCTACCTCTTCACCTTGGTCGTCACTCCTACGCTCACCTTCCATGTAAGCGTGTAACATTTTGATGATTTCATGAACACCACTCAGTTTGTTCTGGAACCATTCTGGAAACTCTCCGCCTGCTTTGACGTTGTCTTCAATTTCGTCCACAGCGTATTTGATGAAAGCGATCTGATTGTCCACCATTTCTGCTTCTGGTCGAGAAGCTGGTTGATCATATTCATCATCGTCTTCTTCAACACTTTCGTCTGTGCCATATTTTAATTCTTTTTGAACTCTGTCCCAAATGTCTGCATGTTTTTCACCGTGTGCTTTGATAAATTCTTCTTTGCTCATTTCAGCTGCGTCTGCTTCCATGTCTAACAACCAATCTTTTACACGACCTTCTTCAACATCATGTGCTTTTTTGTTGACGTAATCTTGGTATGATACTGGCTCTTCGATCAAGTTGACAGCAGAGAGAGCTTGCCTCATAAAATCAACGGTGCTTTTAGGTTCTGACATATAGGTATTTATAACAGAGTTTTACTCTTTATGCAATGCCGATTTGTGGTGATTTTGTAACTTGTTTGCCGTCAAAATCTATACCGCCAGTGATGGTAATGATTTTATCTTTTTCTTGTTTTTCTAAATCTTCTGCACTTTTAATTACAGTGTAGTTGAGCGTGTCTGGATTAAAAACCAAAATTGCACTGAATTTTTCTGTATCGCTGTCTCCTTTATATCTAGAAAACAACAGTTTAGAAAAATATGTAAGAAATTTAGTAAAATCAATACGATTATTTGAGTCTATTATTGGATTTATATATTGTTTAACTTCGTCGTCTGTGATTGGATTATCCAATGTCACTTGGATAGCACTTTTTACAAAACTTTTTGTGTTGAATCGTTTTTTTGTGATAGATTCGTGTTTTTGTATCAGTCCGTTTATATAAGGTATGCTTCGATCATAAAAGTTTAATCTTTGTGGTTTGCGTTTGACATCATTGTATTGATAATCTTGTTTGGGCAATTCTTTAAAAAAATCATTTAATACAGATTGCCATTTGTTAGTCAATTTGCCTGTGTTGGCATCTGGCGGACTTAGTCTTCCACCTTTGTTTTTATCTCTAGAAGCTTTGAGTTCAAATTTGACACCACCCACAGTTTCTAAGTCTCCGGATCCGTCTGGTTTTTTTAATGGATTTCCTAACACAATTAAACCTATTTCGCCTGGCCCCCAATTACCTGCTTGTGCTTCAGGTTGCGCTCTAAATAATTTTTCTTTGAACTCATCAAAAATAGCCTTGTAATTAGGATGCACCATTTTTTCTATATTGCCAGTTCCTTGTTGAATCATTTTGCTGAATGGCACAATTCCTTGTTTAGCTTGTTTCAAAAACAACAACAATTGTTTTTTCTTTTTTTCATCCAACAGCAGTGGGTTATCAGGGTTCATAATGCTTCCTGTAAACATTGCACTAATGGTGTTTATCAAAGCTTGTTTGGCATTTTCTTTACTAATCAAATTTCTTTTTTCTCTAGAATTGAGTCTGCCTTTCTGAATTTCTAAGTCGTAATATCTTTTTATGGCGCTGGCGTTGTCTTGAATTTTATCAGACAAGTCTTCCACTGCTCCTGCGTAATTTTTTAAAAATTTTTGAATTTGTAATTTTATTTCATTTGCGGCTGCAGACTTTTGATTTTTTTTAAATTGTTGTAAGACATTTTTTACTGCGCCTACTATGTTAGGATTTTCTAATTTTAAATCAGGTATACCTGCTAGTTGAGCCATTACAGCATCTATTTCAGCATCTGTGGTCTCATACACTGCTTCTTGAGTGCGTCCAGTCACACTGGCAATAATTTTTTTAATAAAATTTAAAATTTTAGATTTGTTTGGGTCTGTGTCAGGTAGATTTTTTGCTGTTTGAGCCAAGTCCCCAATATCTTGTTTGGTAGATTCAACTATTCTAAATTCATACAATCTCATTTCTTCAATCCCTTACTGATGTCTTTTTTCAGTTGCACTTTGCCTTTTTTTACCTTAACTCGATACGGATAATTCAATACACTAGGGTGATAGCCTATCATTTTTGTATTCTTGTTTATCTCTCCCCATTTCATAGTGTATTTAATCATACTTATTTTATTAACTAAGAGCATTGATTTTGTCTTTGAATATAAATATTCGTGACATAGGTCATAGGGAGATATGAGAACATGACTGCTAAAAACTTTAGAGTTCATAACGGCATTGATGTTATGGGCACCACAATCAAAATCAACGACAATGTTATTGTCAAAGACTCTAGCGGAACTTTATTAGTAAGAAACGCATCAGATTCAGCGGCAGCCAATCTCACCGCAGCCACTGTGGCAGCAGACACTGTGACTATTAACGGCATTACAGCTGCTACAACAGATGATGCCACAGCTTTGAGCATAGCATTAGGATAATAAAACATGGCAAATACATTTTATAACAAATTTTCTTCACAAGTTGGTACAGCAGCTACAGATGTAGGTGGCTACTCAGTGCCTTCAGATTCATCAACCACAGTAGTGGTAGTTGGATGTTCAGTGGCAAACGTAACAGCAACAGCTGTGAATGCCTCTGTTTCAGTTTATGACGGTGCAACAGAATACTTTTTAGTAAAAAATGCTCCTGTTAGTGCAGGTGCTTCACTGGTAGTTGTTGGTGGAGATCAAAAAATTGTGTTAGAATCAGGACATTCTATCAGAGTAACTTCATCAGCAAGTTCGTCATTAGACTGTGTAATGAGTATAATGGAGATCACATAATGTCTTACTTAGGATTGCTTCCTACTACTTCTTTAGATCTGCTGAGTACTTCGCAACAGACATTTACAGGAGATGGATCTACTAGATCTTTTACTCTTGATCGTGCTGTTGGTACAGAAAACGATTTGCAGATACAAGTGGGTAACACTCTGCAGGCACCTACCACAGACTACACAGCAGTGGGCACAGCATTGACTTTTGGTGCGGGAAAAGCTCCGTCAGCAGATGCATTAGTCACAGTGGTGTACAGAGCAGGCGCATTAGCCACGGTGACACTGGATACAACATCATTCAATCCTGGTTCTAGTGCAGCTCCTTCCATTAACCATGTGAATCAGTCTGCAACAGGAATCTACTTTCCATCTACATCAAGAATAGGGTTTTCAACTAACGGAAATCTAAGAGTAGAAGTCAACAATGACTCAGTTTCTACTAACACTACTACTGGTGCACTAAGAGTTACTGGTGGTTTAGGTGTGTCAGGTGCTATCAATAGTGCAACATTCAAAGCAGCTTCAAACACAGTATCTTCATCAACATCTACAGGCGCTATTGTTTCGGCTGGAGGTATAGGGTGTGCTGGAAATTTAAACGTGGGCGGAGACATGTTAGTCACTGGTGACTTTGTTGTCAACGGAACTTTTACAACCACTTCAACAGATTCATTAGCAGTATCTGATCCATTTGTGTTTGTTGGTGATGGCAATGCTGGTGATTCGTTAGATTTAGGATTTGTTGTTGAATACACCGACGGCCAAAGTAGATATGGCGGAATATTTAGAGATGTTACTGATCAAAAATTCAAACTGTTTGATAATCTCACAGTTGCACCCACAACCACTGTGGATACAACTGATTCGACATTTGCATATTCAGATATGGTATTAGCAAATCTAGAAGTGACAGCTTCCACTGCTTCCACAAATACATCCACTGGTGCACTTATTGTAACAGGCGGTATTGCATGTGGCGGAAATTTAAACGTGGGTGGATCAGGTTCACTCACAGCTACCACAGCTTACTATGCAGACTTGGCAGAAAAGTACACAGCAGATGCTGACTACGAGCCAGGCACAGTGGTTATGTTTGGTGGTGACGCAGAAGTCACACTGTGCAACACAGATTCATGCAAAAAGGTAGCAGGAGTTGTTTCCACAAGACCAGCACACTTGATGAATGCAGGACTTGAAGGAGACCATGTGATCGATCTGGCCTTATCAGGCAGAGTACCATGTAAAGTTAAAGGTCCAGTTGCTAAAGGTGATATGATGGTATCAGCAGGCGGCGGATATGCCAGAGCAGAATCTAATCCTTCGATAGGAACTGTAATAGGTAAAGCATTAGAGGACAATGATTTAGAAGAAGCCACAATCGAAGTTGTGGTAGGGAGATTATAACATGGCATATTTAGGAAATACACCAGCTAAAGGCGCATTTAGAAAGATGGATTCTATCCAAGCAACATTTGATGGATCCACTACACAATTTAATATTTTAGTTGGCGGTAGTGCATATTCACCAAAGAATCAAAATGCAATTATAGCTGTATTGGATGGAAATTTGCAAGAACCAGGAGTTGACTTTTCTACAACTGATGCAATATTTTCATTTACAACAGCACCTACCAACGGACAAACATTTTTCGCTCTCTTCTTAGGAGATGTATTAGACACTGGTGAACCTTCAGACAACACAGTGACCAATGCGAAAATTGCCGATAACACCATACAGCGTGGTAAGTTTTCGGCTTCATTAAACGGTAAATTACTGGGAGACAGTATAGTATTCGGAGTATAAAAAACAATGGCAAGAAAACAAATAAGATATTATGTGTTTACACCAGGCGGAGTTGGACAAGGTACTGTCAAATTCTCTGGCACATATGAAAAGAAAGACGTGTTGGTTATATACAACACTACAGACAATATTAACATTTACAATTTTTCAGATGCAGGGTTAGGCGGAACTGTTTCAACTTCTCAGGAAGTTGATTCTGATTTTCCACAATCACAGGATGGTATCACTACTATAACACTGGATTATAACACTTCATCTATGAGTGCAGGCGATGAACTGCTGATTTATGTAGAAACAGCAGAATTTATCATTAAACCATACGACTTCGGTGTTGATGCTGTTGAGCGTATGAGGGTTTCAAATCCGGAAGCACTACTTGACGCTGACTTCGAATACGGTCTCCAAAACACAAAATGGCAGTCAGTAGTTACAGTTTCTGATAGACCCGGACTGTATGAATTTGCTGGATCAGATCTCACACTAGCCGAAGCAGGTTATGTCACTCATCTTGCCGCTGACAATACCATTGGTTCTACTGGTGATACATCTATCGCTCTTTCCAACCAAGAAACAGGTGACACTCCATGGGCTAATAATGATTATGCATTGATCAACACTGTCTCTGGCACAACCAACTATACTACAGCAGCTGTCTCTGGTGCAACCAACAGAACATTCTCTGTGGCATCCTCTACAGGATTCACAGCAGGCGACTTTGTGATCATGTACGGAGATCCAGACTCAGGAGATTCTGCTTATGTTGGATCAACCATTGCTACAAACATCACATCCACAGGTACTACATCTGTGGTATTAGCAAATGGCACAGGTTTTTCAGATGGTGACTACATCATGGTGCAGACAGACACAGCGAATGTGTATGAGATCATGGCTGTATCTGCCAAGTCAGTAAACACATTGACTGTGACCAGACAGGTGAACGGTTCTAATGCCGCTGGAGCAAACATCACATCAGGTAACACAGCAAAAAGACTCAACAAGTTGGAGATCGGTAAGATCTTCTCAGTTGATTCTGCCACACAATTAACTATCAACAGAGGTCAGTATAACACCGAACCGCTAGCATCTTATTCAGCTGGTACTGTGATTGCAGAATTGTCTACCAGCAGAGAACTCATCAAACTAACTTCTACATCTAGAGCAGTAAACGGTGCCCAAACGATTTCAAGAGGTCAACTAGGAACTTCTGCTCTGTCTTCAGCAGGCGTTGGTTCATTAGTGATTTATATGACTGGTGTGTTTGATAACGGAAATGCTAACGTTCCTCAGATAGGTGTGCATGTGCCAGCTCATGGTATTGCAGCTGAAACATATATTAGTATCAACGAATTAGCAGACACAGATGCTAATGGTAGATATTTTATACACACATCAGAAACCAACTATTTCTTTTACTATCCAAAAAGATCCACTGGTCAAACAGCAGGCACGGTTTTGAATACCAATGCAACTTCTATTAGAAAAGCAGGTGTATACACCGGCGCGGCACTGGAACTGGCAGCATCAACTCCTATTGCGTCAGATGGTTCAACACCATCCACAATTACTATTACAACAAAGACAGCACATGGTATGCAACCAGGTAACATTATATTAGTTCAGTTAAGTTCAGGAACCAATGCTCAATATGCAGAAGGTTCGTTTACCATCGAGACTATTCCAACTGTTACAACATTCACTTACACAGCCAAATCAGGCGCCGCAGTGAGTGGCTCTTTGGCAGGCACAGTGATTGTTAAAGACAACACTTTCTTTGTACACAGACCATTCGATGGTGGTGTATTGATCGGAACAGGAACTCCATCACATGGATCATTGGCTTCTAGACAGTCAAGAAAATACTTTAGATATCAGTCAGGTAAAGGGTTAGTGTTCAGCACAGGTTCGATTTTGTGTCCAACTTTTGACATACAATCACTGTCATCTGACTCTACTGGTGCTAACCAAGCCAACATCACAGTGACTGTGGACAGATATCATGGTTTGAATGCTGGTGCAACTGTTAACATTTCAGGTATAACCACAGCAGGATGGAACGGCGACTATGTGGTTGAATCTATTGTTTCAGACACATCATTTATCATAGAAGCAACAACTCCATTGGATTCAACACAGCCAGAAATGGGTTCAGAGCCGAGAGCAACTGTGAAAAATTGGTATGGATCTTCTGTTCAATTAGGTATATTTGATGATCAAAACGGTACATTTTTTGAATATGATGGCGTCAGTGTAAACGTGGTCAAAAGAAGATCTACTCTACAACTTGCAGGTGAAGTCAGTGTTGAAGCAGATTCAACTCTAGTAACAGGCGATGGTAACTGTAGATTTAGCGAACAGTGTAAAGTATCTGACCAAGTGATTATCAGAGGAATGACACACACTGTTCAGCAGATCACAGATAACAACACTATGATTGTTTCTCCTAAATTCAGAGGAAGAAGAAATCAACAGAATGTTAAAATGACACTGATTGAAGAACAACGTATTCCACAACAACAATGGAACGTGGATAAATGTGACGGCACAGGTCCTTCCGGTTTTGTGTTAGATGTCACAAAGATGCAGATGTTTTTCATCGAGTACACATGGTACGGTGCTGGTTACATCCAATATGGCATGAGAGGCCAGGGCGGTAAGTACCTACACTGTCACAGAATCAAGAACAACAACGTGAACTACGAAGCATATATGCGTTCAGGTAACACACCTGTAAAATATACTGTGACCAACACAGCAGGAAGGACAAGACTAGTAGGTGATATAGCTTCTGGTGCTACATCGCTGACTGTTGCGGATGCTACACATTTTCCAACAGCCTCAGTGGCGAATCCCGTGTACATCGGTATCAACAACGAATTGATAAGATACACTGCTAAGTCAGGCAACAACTTAACTGGTCTAACACGTGGAACTTCTTTAACACAATGGTCAGATGGTCAATTGAGAACATTCAGCAAAGGAACATCAGCTGCTCACGCAGATGGTGATGGTGTGTATCTAATAGGTAACACTTGTACACCGACTGTGTCACACTGGGGTTCGGCGTTGATCATGGACGGTGGTTTCCAAACAGACAGAGGTTACAACTTCACAATCAACGTGCAAAACTTCTCAACTTCAGGTTCAGCAGATAGAACAATCATCGTGATGAGATTGGCTCCATCAGTTTCTAACTCGATTGTGGGAGATATTGGTGATAGAGACTTAATTAACAAAGCACAGTTGCTTCTAAACTTCTTAAGAATCAACGTGTCAGGTCGAAGATATCTAATCACAGGCGAATTGAACTCCACTAACATCGACGCAGAAGCCACACAATGGCAGGGATTAGACAACGAGGCGAACGGTTTCCAACCATCCTTCGTGCAGTATGCTGATCCAAACCAAGTAGCATGGACTGATGGTGGCATCGCAGCCACAGGTGGTGAGCGTGTGTTTGCGATACCGGTCAACACTACAAACTCTGGTACACTGGATCTGTCACAGATTAAAGAATTGGCAGCATCAGCTATTCCTGGAAGAAACGTATACCCAGACGGTCCTGAAACATTGGCGATTAATATCCGACCAACAACAAGATCGGGTTCAGGTCAGTGTGACGTGCAGATATCATTCCAAGAAACACAAGCATAATAAAAAATTTAAGAAGGGGCACAGGAAACTGTGCCCTTTTTTTATGACTTAATAAAATTCTTTAGGTAGATCATCAAAAGGTTGGTCACCACGGTAATCCATGTCCCAACCTCCACAGCCGACTTGTTCTAACAGATAATCAGGATATGCCATTGAAACAGATTCTGCCATCATCCGAGCAAAAGGTTCGTAGGCCAATGCTTGTTGACATTCTGCAAGTGTGTCAAAAATCATTGCTTCATATCTAGGAGTTAATTTTTCCCCTTGTGGGCCAATCATTACAGCAGTGACCATATAAACAATGGTAGCGATTTTTTCTATCAACGGATTCCCACGTGTGTGGCCCCCATAGCCTTGCCATCACGTGCGATTTTATTCATCTGCTTGATTATGTCGTTGAAATATCCTTCACGTTTGCCACCCTGAACAAATGTTGCTCCGCCTGGAGTTTGGTCCACTTCAGGTTCTTGTTTGGCAGATAGTTTGCCGATATGCTTTTGTAACCATTGAGTAGTGCGAGCAATAAATTCATCTATTGGAACTGTGTCCTCTGCATCATATCCGATCACATCAAACACTTCATAAGCATTTGAGTTTGATAAGTTCAAATCATGTTCTGGATCATATTTTGGATTTTTAAAATCATATGGGTTTTTGCCTGAACGATCAAAGTCTGTTCTATAAACTTCATCTTGAAACATGGGTTCGTCTCCAGTCACCATCATCCAGTATCCTCGTTTAGGGTCTTTTTTGTAGGCATGAAAACTCATGCTTTCGTCTAATTTATTAAAAAATTCCGTTAACTTCATGTTGCAAATGCTTTCTTTAATTGTGTAATCGTATTATTTACATCGCCTGATTTATGATGAATACCTATGCCTCCTGCATTACGCCAAGATTTTATATTGTATCCAAAATCGTCGATCAATACATTAGGAGTGCCATCTGACTGCTGAGCATATCGACCTTTGTCTGCTGTGGCAGGCATGATTATAACTTGTGTAGGTTGAATAGGCAATTTGCTGATCCATTGTTTTTTTTGTTGAACTACTCTTTTGTCTCCCGCTAGTGCTTTACTAAGGATGATATATTTTCCACCAGTAATTGTTTTTATAGCAGACATTAGTTGAGGTACATCTGGTAGTACATCAAGGCTGGTCCAAAAATCCTTCTGTTTGGTAATTTGTTTTAACACAGCACTCACAGTGTCTTTGGAAGCGTCTTTCCAAGATGAAACACCTGCCATACTGTTAAAAGGACCATAAAAATCCGCTAGAACACCATCCATATCCACATACAAAATGGGTGTTTTAACCGTGGTTTCTAGTTCATACAAGTTCATTTTAGACGTAGTGCTTTCATTATCTTACCTAGAGTCGTTTTATTAACATCTGGTGTTGTATTCTGTTTGGTAACAATACCAACACCTGCCGCATCTTCTTGATTGGTAGGAGTAAGAACCTTCACTCTGATAGGTTTGTTTAAAGCCAAAGCGGCATAAAATCTTGTCCTGCCACCTACCACAATTAATTCACTGCCGTTTTTCAGCACTACAGGAGGCTCATATCTGTTTTGATTGATTTGATCAATCAGATTACCAAGAGGGTATCCTCTTTTTCTTGCTTCACCTTGGTCTCGTTTATCCATGATCTGAACAAATTTGTTTTTTATATCTGGTGATCCTTGAGCACTCAATATGCTTTTTAATGCTTGTGGGTCATTTGGTTTGTTGGCTAAATTTTTTAATTTAGGAATCTGGGTTGGATTAACCATTTGAGTGGGTGCTTTTTGAATGATTGGTGAAACTTTTTTTACTGACTCTAGATCATTTTTTAACCCCAAACTTTGAACATATTTTTGTATTGTTGGCTCGTCTTGTCCTAACAATTCCCATGCTTCATCTTCCACACTTTCATTAGTTTCAATTTGTTCGATATAACTTTTTAAACCTTCACGGATGCCCATACCAGTTCTTACTGCCTTGTAGATATTTTTCTTTAAACCTTCATTGCCTTGAAACATAGTTTTAAATGTTTCATAGTCACCAGCTGCCGCTGCCTCACGAGCTTTTGATGCTGACACACCTTCAACTCCTTCAGAGTCAGGATCTCTATCTCCTGCTGATATCACATCAATTGAATCAAAAGAATATTCTTGTCCATTGTATTTTGCCAACAAGTCATTGAATTGTTTGGTTCTGTCTGAACCCACTACCATTGCCACTCGCTTATGTCCTGCCGTCTCTAAAAATTTCATCACATCTATGATTGTTCTTATGCTGGGATCAGTGATGATATGATCACCTGCTTCTGGAAACTGTCTATCTATCAGTGCAATTTTTTGATCTCTGTTGAGAGGATTTTTTTTAGGATCTTGTGTGGGTGAAACAAACACAAAATACACAGGACTCACTGTTTTTACTTTGTCAAATAGTTTCTTGTGTCCTATTGTGGGTGGATTAAATCTACCAAACACAAAAGCCGCTGTTACAGATTTATCGTCTTCATATAAATTGCTAATATCATTAATTTTCATTTTTTGACTTAGAAATATCGTTGTTAACTATTTCACTATATATTTCGTTTACAAGTTCTTCTTTTGTTTCACCAGGAATCATTGCGTAATCTAAATTGTTATTTTTACAATATCTCATTGTGGCATTGTCTACAATTTCTTTTACTCTTGCTTGATCTTCAGGATTGCGTCTTAAATGCATCACAGTAGGAACATAGTGACGTCTGTATATTTCTTCATCATCAAATATTGATGTGAATATGGCTGTTTTTAAATCTTCATCATGCATGATGTATTATTTATTTGTTTCTTTGTAGACAAATTCATAACTACTCATGCTACCCACATACATGCCAGGTTTGGTTTTTTTCATACTTACTTTGATATCGCCGGGTTGAAGTAAAACAGTCATCCACCCATCTGTGTGGTTGATAACCTTTGCGTCCACCCATTTGTCGTTGTCTGTGCAGTGAATTTTGATAGTATTGTCTGCGTTTACCATGTGTATGATACTCCTAGATTTGCTGTTAGTATATTATCATTCTCCACAAATGTATATCTTGAACCAGTGTTAATGCTCCAGTCTTCATTCAACTGTTTGGCATAAGACATTTCTAAAACCATGGGAGTCTGTGTGGACACAGCAGATGAGGACCCGGAAGCAAAATTAGTGCTGTCGCTGATCCAATCATATGACACTGGCACAGTATAATCAATTGATCCATGGATCACACTGATCTGTTCACCCACTTTGAATGAAAATGAATCTTTTGATTGTGAATAGTTGACACCAGCATACCAAGACTGTGATTGAATGTTGTTGGAACCTTTTATGAAAGAATTACCAGCAGAATCAATTTCAGAATAACCTCTAGTGTAGGAACCTATCCAACTCCAAGTGTCATTTATGGCATAGGACAGGTCTGCTCCTATATAATTGGTAGTGCTGGAATCAATAGCAAACAAGCCATCAAAAGCAGAACCCAACAATGCTTGGCGCTGAGTCATGTGACCGAAGTTGTAGGTCACTTGTAGATTGTCTGTGTGTTCAACTGATTGACCATACTGCCAGTCATCACCATCCTGGCTCATAGCAAACTTGATGTCGCCATCTGAAAGAGTGTGTAATGGTTCGTAGTTGGCAAACTGATTAGCAAGAGATCTTTCACTCAATTCAAACTGTGTGAAAGCATCGTCATTCACGTAGTAATCTCTGTTATAAGAATCCATGACCACAATAGAAGAAATTTGAGCGATGTCATCCAACCCACTAAGGCTGAGGTCACCCACAATGCCACCCGACACAGCACTGATCGATCCGGAAGGTTGGACAGCAACTATATCACCTTGTGGTTTGGTGGCTTCATTTAAATCCACTAGTCCGTGTCCATACACCGCATCAACTCCTGGTTCTCCCAAGTCTAGAGCAGTGGATGTGATCAATCCAACCAACTGTTCTGGTTCCAGTTGTGGCCATGCCTGTTTCAACACAGCGATAGATCCTGTCACATAAGGTGCCGCCATGGAAGTTCCACTCTTAGTGGTTGTGCCACCACCGTTGGCTGTAGAAAGAATGTTCACACCTGGTGCCACCACGAAGAAATCTTTTGTGTTGAATGTGTCATTACAACCTGTGGCAACACCGTCCGTGTACACCACATTGGAACAGATGTGTCCTGCTTTGTTGGACCATGAAGCAATTTGATTGTTGGAGTCGACAGCACCCACGATCAACCATTGTCCATTAAGATATAGGTCACCATTCGAATCCACTCTGGTGGCATAGTGTGAAGGCATCATGGGGTAATCCAATCCATAGTTGCCTGCGGAGTTCACAATGATCATGCCATTGTCGATCGCTGTCTGATAATTCGACAGTGTGGCATCTGCTACACCATCCACAGAAGATTGTCCAGGCAAGTAGTAAGCATCAGTGCTACCAATTTGTGTCAAGATTGTTGTTGATGTGTTGGCAGACAGGTTGGCCACAGCGGCACCTTGATTGCTCAACACTATCATGGCTTCGTCAAAATAAGAAGCAGAACAAGATCCACTTGAATAACACAATTTTATTGAAATGAGATCAGCATCATAGGCCACACCGTGAGTGCCTATGTCATTCTTTGCACCGGCGATGATGCCAGCCACGTGAGTGCCGTGACCATTGTCATCTTCTGTGCCAGCAAATCTGTAATTGATGGTTGAAAATCTATCTGTATCAAAATCTTCATGATCAGTATCTATGCCCGAATCGATCATGCCGACTATCACACCGTCTCCGGTCCATCCTCTGTCGTAGGCATATGATGCATTAATCTGACTGAGAGCAGTTCTGTTGTATTCGTCAGTCAAAAACTGTGTGCCGATTGGTGTTGAATTTGTGGCGATCAATGTTTCTGCAGATGTGCTGGATTCTGCCCAAGTAGTCACAGTTTCTGTGACAGGAGTTCCCAACACATAAGTTTCTGTTCCGTCCGACCATTCTGTCACAGTCTTGGGAGTAAGTGTTGTGGTTGTGTGAGTTGGAGTTCTTGTTGTGGTGGTTACCACTTGATAGGTTCTGGTTATTGTGGCATCAACTGTGCTTTCCGATTCTGTTCTTGTGGTTGTGGCAGTTGTTATCACATCATCTCCCTGTGTGATGCTTTGTTCTTCTACATTGACCACATAAGTGTCTGTCACATGAGCAGTGGTAGATGTGGATGCTAAAACTTCTGCGACAGATTGTGTGCTTGAATCACTTGATTGAGCAGTCACAGTTGCTTCGCCTTGTTGTTCTGTTGTGGTGCCATCTGACCAAGTGAATGTTGCTATGGGAGTCACAGTGGTATAAATTGTTGTTGTCACCACCGAAGTGGTTGTGGTGACTGTGTACACATTGGTTGTGGTTGACCCATTGTCATTTTCCACAGTTTCTGTTCTTGTGGTCACAACATCTGTGTTTACAGGATCACTTGTGCTGGTAGAAGTAGTTGTGCTAGAAGAAATTGTTTTAGACACAATCACTTTCTGACCTTGACCTTGATTTTTATAGAGGTTTAATTTTTCTTGAGCAGTTAGAGTTTGGTCATATTCGACTATCGCTGTCATGTCAAGATACTCACTTGAAGTATCGTCAAACTGACCTTGGTTTGCCGCCATTGACCATAGTGATTCCTTGCCATCATAGTATCTTGATTTGAATCCTTTAAGAGCATAATATCCTTCTTCAAGAGTCATGGTCTGACCATCAATTATAATATTGACATTTGCTAGACTGCTTGGATCAAAGTTTGGATGATTGTCTACCCACTGAAATGCTTCATAAGCCTCTTGAATATCTACCTGTTTATCATCGGCGATATCTATCAGTCTGCTAATGAAGGAATTTGAAACTACATCTGTTGAAACAGATATATTGGTTGGATTAGGAACCGATATAGAAACTGGTCCTCCTCCACCGCCACCACAGTTTGCTAGAAACAGTGATAATGCTAAAATGCTCACTAATCTTATCATACTAATATTGTACTACAGATTAGTGATCTGTCAATGTGGTAAAAACCGCTATCTTTGGAAGCCTACAGTGTCTCTAATAATATCTTTTTCTGGAAATTCTGCCCAATACAGTTCATAAGCAACAGAGTCTTCTAAACACTCAAATTGGTGTAAGAGACCTGGCTTTACTTTGGTATAATCTCCTGCTTTTAGGACAGTTTCATCACAGAGATCGTAGTCTTTTTGCCACACTCTGATTAAAAGCGATCCTGATTCAACAAAAAAACCATTCCATTTATATTCATGAATATGTTTAGAACATACACCGCCTGCTTTGGTAACAATTCTGTGAAACTCTAAAACACCATTGCGTTCTACAAGTTCAGTGGTTCCCCACACTTTGCCTGATACAAAACTCATGCAAATAATTATGTGGTAATTTAAAAGTTAAGTTGAATTTTGGTTATTGAACCAGCATCTACACTAACATAAGATCTTACCCAAACAAAATTTCCGGTAAAGTTTATGTATTTGTTGCCAGTTACTGTAGAGCCATCATATGAAAATGATGTGCCATCTATATCAAACCAATCATTTGAATTAGGGTCTGTTGCTAGGCTAGCCTGCATTTTAATGGTGCCTACATAATCAGATGACACAATATAAGCCACTGTGTGTAATCCATCAGCACTGCCATAATAACCATCTGCTTTGACTTTGTCAGATATAGTAAATGATGTAGAGTCTCCTGAACTAACTTGTGTTTGTACAGTTATTGATTGTTGTGGCATGTGTGTATTTATTGTTGCATTTCTGGATATAACCGTTCGATAGTTTGCTGATCCATTCCATTAATTTCGTGTATTTTACTAGCACCAACAAGATATTGATTCAAACTCCACGGGTCACAGCCTTTAATATACATTGCTCCTTTATCAGTACAAGCATAATCCTCGAATAGTATATCTTTAGGTACTTCTACAGGAGTCCCTCCTAACCCATATGATTTAACAGTTGCTTTCATGATTGAGTGTTTGTTAACAATATTATTGTTGATCAAATATTTTATAATTTTAGATTTCATTTTTTCTCCTATTTTAATATTTCAAATTCTTTAGTTTCCTTGTTGTAAGATACAGTGAGTATTTGGTCGATTATACCTTCGAACAATAATTTTTTACTTAACGGTAATTTAATTCTGGTATTAATTACTCTCTGCAATGGTCTTGCACCCATCTTAGAATCAAATCCTTCTTCGATTAATTGTTCTTTTGCTGTGTCGTCTAGTTTCACAACAATCCGTTTGTTTTCCATCTGTTTGTTTAATTCATTAACAAACTTGCCAACTATATCAATCATTACACCTTTTTCTAATGCTTTAAATCTCAACACAGCATCCAGTCTGTTTCTAAATTCTGGAGAAAAAAAGTTATTGATATCAATTTCTCCGTCATGATTGTTGTTTTCCATAAAACCTAATGTGTTTGATTGCATATCTTCTGCTCCTAGATTAGATGTTAACAGTATAATAGAGTTAGATAGATTAACTTTTTTACCGTTAGACGCTGTGATACTTGCATCGTCCATGGCTTGTAATAATATGGTCATTACATCTCGGTGTGCTTTTTCAACTTCGTCGAACAGTAACACACAATTAGGATGTTTTTCTAGTTCATTAATTAATTGTCCTGAACCTGTTTGACCGTCATCATAGCCAACGTAACCTGGAGGAGCACCAATCAGTTTGGCAACAGAATGTTTCTCTTGGTATTCTGACATGTCAAATTTTAATAATGGTAGATTCAATCCGTCTGCTAGTTTTCTTGCTGTTTCAGTTTTACCACAACCAGTTGGTCCCACGCAAAGAAATGATCCTATGGGTTTGTTTTCTTGCTTCAATCCCGCTTGAGCAACCAAAACTGTATCCACTAACTTGTCTATTACTTCGTCTTGGCCAAACACTTGTGATTTTATCAATTTACCAAGGTGTTCGAGTGATTCAGTTTTTGTTTGTACTATTGATTCAAATTTAATGCCAGATATTTTCGAAATTTGTTCTTGTATATCTTTTAAATCTACATCTCTAAATGCATCAAAAATTTTAGATTTAGCACATGCACGATCTAATACATCTATTGACTTATCAGGCAATTGTCTATCAGTAATATACTTTACACTTAAATCAACACTAGATTCAATAGCAGTTTGAGTAATCTGTACTTTATGATAATTCTCGAACTGTTCTTTGAGCCCATACATAATTTGTTTGGCATGTTCTATAGATGGTTCCTCTATATTGACTTTGGCAAATCTTCTCATCAAAGCACGATCCTTTTCAAAGTGTTTACGATATTCTTCCCAAGTAGTTGATGCAATTACTTTTAAGTCACCTCTAGCTAAGTGTGGTTTTAATAAATTTGCTAAATCAACTCCACCCTGGCCACCAGATCCTGCTCCATGCATCATGTGTGCTTCATCTATAAACATAATTGCTTTGTTATTTTTTTCTAATACACCTAACAAAACTTTTAATCTTTCTTCAAAATCGCCTCTGTATTTTGATCCAGCAATCAAACTACCAACATCTACAGAATAAATTATATGATCTTTGATCACATCTGGTACTTGATTTTTTACAATCATATGAGCTAATCCTTCAGCCACAGCAGTTTTACCTACACCCGGATCACCTATCATTATTACATTGTTTTTAATCTTTCTACCGAGCACAAGAGTAATTTCGTCTACTACATCTTGTCTGCCTATACAAGTGAACGTTTTATTTTGTTTGGCTTGCTCGTTTAGATTAACTGTGTATTGTTGCAATATTTTTGATGCTTGTTTAGAACTCACATGTGTATTTTCTTCTGTTGTTCCTAATTCGGTTTCTGTCATAAAATCAACGATATGTTTTTTTGTTAGTCCGTGCTTTGCCATATAGAAAACAGCATGGGAATTTTTTTCTGCATACATAGAACTTAAAAGATTAAGTGTCCCGACAGTTTCTTGTCCTGCAAATATAGCTTGTGTAAATGCACGATTTACCATCCTATCAATGGACTGTGTTCTTTTAGGAAAAATATCATCTTTTGTTTTAATTTCGTTCATGTTGTTTTCTATATGATTTTTTAATTCTGTTACTAAATCTCCGTATTTTATAGAAGAATTATTTTTACATAAATCACTTAATTCAGAAGATCCCAATAACACTAAAAGTAAATGTTCTAAAGTAATATATTCGTGTTTATTCTCTCTTGCTAGTTTTACAGCATCGTCAAAGATGTTTTTTAATTGTCCATCAGGTTCTATCATTATATTTTCCTTGTTTCTTTTTTGCTCTTTCGTATTTTATTTTTGTTACATTATCAATAAACAGTTTTCCGTCCAAGTGATCAATTTCATGCTGTATACATTTTGCCCATATATTCGCAAATCTGTCAACTGATTTTTTTAAGTTTTCGTCATACCATTCTACAATTACCCATTCTGGACGTTCAATAGTCATAAAAAGATTTGGAAACGACAAACATCCTTCTTCTGTAAGTGTTTTGGTTTTAGAGGTTTCTACTATTATAGGATTAATGAAAGTCTTTCTTTCTCTCATAACAAACATCCTTATGCCTATAGAAACTTGATTGGCGGCCAACCCAAGGCCGTCAGCAGATTCCATAGTATCATGCATGAGGTTAGAAATTTTACCCCATTCTAGATCTTGTGCTAAATTTGTTTCTTCGATTTTCTGACGCAGTGCATCATGAGGATGTAGATTAATTTTAAGAATATGTTTTTGCAAATTGTTTGATTGCATTTTTATCCTCCTCTGTTAAATTTTTTGGTATACTAACATTTACATGTACATAAAAATCTCCTACGTAGACTCCGTTTCTCATACCGTGCTGTGGGATCCGCATAGTAGTATTAGGCTGTGTGCCTGCAGGTATTTTAAGTTTTATAGATATCCCATCTACTGTTTTAATTTCTTTAGTTGTACCTATAATAGCCTCAAAAGCACTCACTGATGTTTCAGTGTGAAGATCTAATTTGTTGCGTTTAAAATCTGGGTGAGGAATAATTTGTATTTTTACAAGTAAATCTCCAGGAGGTTGGTTTTTAATATCTTTAGTTCCTAATCCTTTGTATCTTATTGTTTGACCACTATCTACACCGGGAGGAATATCAATGGTAACTTTATTAGGAAGTTGATCAAGATTAAAAAACTTTTTTGCTCCATGGAATGCTTCTAATAATGTTATTTCTAAATTAACTTGTATATTTTTATTTGTTGGTTGTCTGTTATAAGATCTTCTTCCTCGTGAAAAAGGATCACCACCAAAAAACTGAGAAAACATATCTTGCATGTCAAAAGGATCACCTTGTGAAAAGTTAAAATTAAACCCATCTCCGCCAAATCGTTTAGATGCTTCGAATTGTTGACGTTTTTCTTCAGTTTTAATTTTGTCGTATGCTTCGTTGATTTCTTTAAACTTGTTTTCGTCACCGCCACGATCCGGATGATATTTGACTGCTAGTTTTCTAAATGCCTGTTTGATGTCTTGATCAGATGCTGATTGATCAACACCTAATACTGTGTACGGATCCATAACATTAATATAATATAAATTTTAAAAACGTCAAGTGATGGTTACTTGCGTGGAGAACTGCCTAGGTATAAACCAAACCAAGCCGCACCAGCACCAACCACAATTGATACCAACCCACTCTGTTCTAGATTAGGCACAGGCAAACTCATAAACCAAGTTGTGACCTTGTAAACCAATATGATGTACACAGTCAAAAACACACGAGGCCATATTCTCCATGAGTCTACTGCTTGAGCAAGGTAAATCCATTTTTTATAGGGATTTTGACTAAAGTCACGCATTGTAGCAGGAGGCGGAGTTATATCTACAGCAGGTGTTTCTTTTGCTTTAGATTCTTCTTGAATATTATCGTCTTCTTCAACGTATGCCATCAACATTATTTATGGTTTTTTCAACATTTCCATAGTGCTTGTTGCGTAGTCCACACGATGTAATACATCTGCGTAAAGGTTTATTTTTCCAAGAACTCTCTAAATCACGCATAAAAAATGGGTGATTGAGAATAGTTTTTAAATCATTTGTGGCTAGATCATTCCAATCATGATTATACCGATCAAACCAGTCTTTTAATTCCCCACCTAAGAAAGATTTTAAACTTTGTTGTTCTTCGTACAAATAAGCACACGGAAATATATGCCCAAAAACACTTACATATAATTTTTTTTGATGTAGCCATTCGCAGTTAATTTCTTTAAAATTAGGTTTTTCATTGTCTTTTCTTTTTTGATAAACAACTAATTCTGCTTGTTGTTGTTTGGTGTTTATTTCTTCTATTTTAAAATTTCCACCCCAATTTGGTGCAGTAAGAAATTGCTCAAACCCCATATGGTTTGCTAACTGTTTAGCTTGTTCTATTTGATGTTGGTTATGATCAAATACAATAAATTTCCATCTAGCTCTGCCACCTGCTTTAATGAATGATTCAGCGTTAGTCATAATTTTTGACCATATGCTTCCTCTTCTATACAAGTGATTAGTATCTTGTAGTCCATCTATAGAAAAAACTAAAATACTTTCTTTGTTCATTGTTTTAGCAAGTAATTTAAAATATTCAGGATCACGCATAGAACCGTTGGTGTGTATTTGTTGTGTGATATGATTGGCATAAGAAATCATTTGCAAAAAATCAGGATGTAACAATGGATCGCCATACATTGGTATAAATTGCAAAAGGCTAAGATTAGATTGGTCTATAAATTTTTTGTAAAGATTAATATTTAAATCTTGGTTATAAGGAAGATCCGGAGAAAGTTTTGATTTGTCATCTACGTCCACTCTAGGACATAAAGGACACATACAGTTACATTTAGTAGTAACTTCTATTTGTGCTTCATACGGATGACTTGTATCAAGATACATCCGTATATTTTATATGATTTTGATTAATAAGTTAACCTTTTTTACAGATTCGCCAAATCGAGTATGCTACTCCGCAGTAGGCTAATAGTTTGGCTAATCCGCCAAATGCAATTATTAACAAGCAACCAATCAGTAATCCTATACCGTGTTTGGTTGATGATTCTTTAATTCTGTCTTTTACCCATTGTATCATTTTTTTACTCCTTGATAATTTTGTACATTTTTTCTATATTTTTGCTGGCATAGTGTTGAAAAAATCTTGGTGCTAGTCCATGTACAAATAGTGCACCTGCTGTTTTCTTACACTGCCAAGCTAACTTCCATGCAAATTTTAAATGCTCTAGTGCAGTCATTTCATTTTCTATCAAATGTTGTTTACACTTTTTTGAAAGCATTACTTGTTTTCTAGTTTGTTGATTCGTGCTTCTAGTTCGTCTATTTTTTTGGTCACATAAGGATATTTTTTACGCCATCCATCTTCAGGCTGTTCAAGCCAAGTCCAACCATAGCGTTCAACTAGAAAATCAACAATGGCATCAAATTTGCCATATAGCCAAAGTCCTATGCGAGTTGATTTGAAGTAGGTAGAAAATGCAAGGCCAAACAAAGACCCAACTAATGCTGTGTATATCCACAAACGATCAGATGTCATACGTTCTATCATGTCCCACATTGTAATATTATTTATGAGAACTTATTTCTAATTTCTTTTGCCAAGGCACTAAATGCTGAATTTTATTATAATTTTTTTCTATCCAATTGTTAAAAAATAACTTTAATTCATCTAGATTTTTGATAATATTTGATTTAGGAAAATTTTTTTTGGAGTAGGTAGAATCAAACACAATATCTTCATAATAAATTTTATAATCAAAAACCTTACGAAATTGATTTAATATTTTTTTGTCTTCGATACACTCATCTATTCTATCTAAAAAATCATTCACATGAATGTTCATTTTAGTTTTAGGTTGTTTTTGACCCCATACTCCGGTTTCTTCTGCAATGGCTCTACTGCATGCTTGTTCAAATAAATTTTTTCTAGAAAGTGCTACCTTTTTTCCGGGTAATGAAAAAATTAAACTTTGGTTTTCTTTATCAAGTTTAGCAATATTGACTGCATGATTTTTCATAACTTTAACTTTTTTAGGATTGTTTTTTATATAAGTGCAGAGTACTTGAACTTCATTAGTCAATGTTTTGTATTTTAATTTCGACAATGGCTCATTTAAATTTAAATGATTGAATCCTTGTTCGTTGAGATTGTAATTGATCGAATTATACACAGCAGTACTGCCGGTTCTAGGTTCAGATATTAAATGAACAAAGTTCTCTCTCAGCAAAACTTTAATCCAGTCCAATTTATTTTATAAACCTCGTACTATTTATTTTCTTTAGGTTCGTAGTATTCGCGATACTGTTCTAGTGTGAGTTTTTGTTTGATCATGTATGCACGGATCTGTGCGAAGTTTGTGGACAGCGTTTCGTAGTCATCATCTGTGAGGCCAAACAGCACAGGATCCACGTTCTTTTCCTTGAGCTTGGCAAACACTTCCTCCGCGTTTTCTGACGTGATGATGATGAAGTTTAGATCATCTATCCTTGGAGTTTCTGGATCAGGTAAATCGAGTGGTGCTCTGGGCACTTCTGTTTTGAACACTTCTAATTTTTTAACTGATGAGCAACTACTCAGCAGGAACATAATTAGGATTGACCAAACTAGGGCATTCAGCGTTGATCTCACTTGGTTTAACCGCATTTATTTCCTCCTCTGTTAGTGGTGCTCCCATGGCAACTTCTACACAGCGTAGAGCATTGTTAGAAGCTTTGTTGATGATTTTTTCTACCATGCCGGGTTTGGCAATGGCAAGATCACCTATGTCTCGCTTTTTGCCAGAAGCATTTGTTTTGTTGAATTTGTCATCCAAATTGGCTAGTTCTTTTTGTAACACTTCTGTTTGAGCGTTGAGTGTTTTGTTGGCAGCCATGATGTCTTCAAAGTCTTGTTTCTGCTGTGCTATCAGATCCTGTTGATCTTGAACTGCTTCTTCCAGTTTGATTTGATTGGCTTTGAGAATAGCATTGTCTGAACGCAACTTCATTACATACAGTCCAGCACCTGCCAGCGAACTGATCAAGATGCCTACCATCACCAGTTTGAAAGTTCCAAACATTAAATCATTTTTACAGCAAGAGCAGTGGTTTCTTCTACTCTTCGAGTCCAACCTTTACCAAATGTATCAAATGTTGATAATGACTCGTAGTATTTTTGTCTTGCAGACTGATATGATTCTATAGTATCTTGCAAACCATGATCTTCCACATATCCTCTCAGAGCTGCAAGTGTATTAGGTCCAATACCGCCATCTGCTGTAACTCCTATCAAAGACTGTAGATATTTGGCAGCTCTGCCTGGACCAGCATTAACACCAAAATCAAATACACATAAATCTAACCCTGAAGGCAAATCATCGCCTTTTAATTTGCTCCAATAGTTTTTCTTATATATTGGCTCGACATCTTCTCTAGTTAAATCTTTCATATTTTTAGTTCCACCGAAATCTTCATAAACTCTTTTAGTAACTCCTAAGTTAGTTTCGCCACCGGGATCTTTGGGATGATTGACATACCCGCCTTCATGATGAAGTATTATTTCTAAACATTTTATCCAGTTTTCTTTTGCCATTTTATAGTTCCTTTGATTTTAATATTATACTTTTATCACCTTTAGCAATTTTAAAACAATCATCCATTTTAATAATTCTATAACCAGTTCCTATCCATGAATTTAAATAAGAACTTTGAGAGCTAGATGATTCGTCGATTTTGAATACAACATTTTTAACTTTTTTATTAATTGATTGTATTTCAAAAACATGGTTGCTAAAAGTTTTATTCATCTTTAAGTTTTTACCATCTCTTTGATATTTTATTTGAGATTCACTTAAGAATTCGCTTATAAATTCATCCAGTTTGTCGTCAGTTAAAAAAGCATATTCATCTGGATTAGTAGGAACTATATTTTTTAAATTATCTTCGTTCATTTTATGCAATGTAGGATCTTTATAAAATGAAAATTTCCATGGTTGAATTCCTGTTAAATTTTCTACATCTCTTATCAATTTAAAAATGTTATTAGGTAAATTGTCGTCTCGTTTGATCTCAACAAATATATCATAATTACCATTGGTATTTTTACTTGGAGAGTGATCAGCGTCTAGGACAAACTTATGACCGGATTCGATAAATTGTACCAAGTCTTCAGCCACATTTTTGTTATTAGTTTCTAATTTGATTACAGAAACATCTTCGTCATTGCCTAATTTCGCTTGATAATTGTCAATAGAAATCACTTCATTAACGTAACTCATCATTTCATTTTGAAGTATACTTCTCATATCTTAATATAATCTTTCCAATCTAACTTCCTTATTTTAGACAGAAGTTCTAAATATTTATCTATTGTATGTCTGTGCATCTGGGTTTCTTGTGGTGTAAACTGGTTTTCTAGAGCATTTAAACCATATTTTACATTTTCGCACTTGTGATGTTTGTGCTCTTTTGCATAATGAACATATAATTCTTTACTTTCATCGCTAGCCAAACTAGGTTTTAAATATATTGGATCCCAAACTAAATTTATATCCCAATCATTGATATAGTCATTGTTTTCAACCCAATTGCATATATTAGGTATATCATGTACATTCATAGCATGCAGTGTTGTTTTAACACTAATTTTAGTATTGGACATTTTAGAACATCGTTCTATATTATCACTTATATTTTTAAAACTACTTGGCCATCTAATAAATTCATTTACTTTACCATAACCATCTATACTGAAGTCAAAATGCACATGATCGAATTCTTCTAATTTGGATAAAAGTTTTTGAGAAATTTTATGACCATTGGTTGTGATTTTTAAAGTAAGTTTTGTATTAATCTCGGATAGATATTCTAAGAATTTTTGCAGATAAGAATTAATAGTGGGTTCACCGCCAGTAAATCTAATATGTTTACACTGTGAAGCATATTCAGCTAATTCTTTTAATTTGTCAGACCTTTCGTACCACTGTAATCCTGGATTTAAAATTTTTTTAGAGTGAAAAGGAATCCCATGCGACTCAAATAAATCTTGATTGTTAATATTCTCGTGTTCAATCAAACTGCTAGCTACTGCACTACACATCACACATCCAAGATTACATAAATTTCCAAATTTAATCTCCATATCAAAAAGTTTAATTTGATTATTGTTAGGATATCGCAAAAAACCATCATTTAGAATACTCAGTTCTTGATTGCCAATTGCAATATCATTTTGACAATCCATACACCCGCCTGCAGGAAATTGATCTTTTTTCATACTTTCTATGATATTTTTTAGATAATCTGAATTAAAGTAGTCTTGGACTGAAGAATTGTTAAAGTTAATGACAGGAGAATCTTTGTAATGTTCGGCGTAGTCGATGTGGCGCCATGAACAACATGGTCGAAAATTACCACGAGGGTCGATAGAAAGATGTTTTAAAGGCCAAAGGCAAAGCATTATAATTCAGCGGCGTCTTGCGGTGAATCAGTGGCTATTCCTGTAACAGTGGTTTCTTTTTTTGTTTCGTTGTTGAAGTCTTCTATGATGGTATTTGGCACAGTTACTTTAACTAACCATATAGGAAGTTCATCTAACTTTGCTTTCCTTGTACCAGGTCTATAATCATCGTATGATTTGATACGTCTCGGCACTAATTTAATATCTTTTTTATATTCGACTTTACCGCCTAGATTAATGATTCTAATACCCCCTTCAGGATCAGGCATTTCTGCATTTTCCCACATAAAAGTTGCAGTAGTATCGTATTTTGTTACATGAGGACCGTCTACTAATTCTCCTAGTTTCCAGTTTTTGTAAGAATAAACATTGACATCATCCATAACTTTTTCCATGTTGATCAACGTATTCAAAACTTGATCAGAGGCATAGATTTTCTTTATATTACGGATTATATCCAAGGTATCAATCATAGTATTATATTTATCAAACTTACAAATACTCACAAATTTTTAATAATACTAACATATTAATAACCTTTTTGCACTCATTAAATAAAACTGTATGCAATCGCATATCTTAAACAGATCGGAGAACTTAATGAAACATAAAACTGTCTTATCCTTTGACGACCTTCGTGACGATTTTTCACGATACGAAGTAAGACCTAGATCAGCAAACCAGCACAAATACTGGAACTTACTAAAAGACGATAAAAAGTCAATAGTTATTGCTCATGGCCCTGCAGGGTGCGGAAAAACGCTTTTAGCTACCCAAAATGGCATAGATCTAATGAAACTACAAAAGATAGAGAAGATAGTGATTACCAGACCTGTAGTAGGTGCAGATGAAGAAATTGGTTTTTTGCCAGGCACACTGCAACGCAAAATGGAACCATGGACAAGACCTTTGATTGATATATTTCATAAAAACTACACAGTGAATAGGGTACAAAAAATGTTGCGTGAAGAACAGATTGAAATCGCTCCACTGGCTTTTATGCGAGGCAGAACATTTGAAAACTGTTATATCATTGCTGATGAAATGCAAAATACCACAGTCAATCAGTTTAAGATGCTGTTGACCAGAATAGGCGAAGGTTCCAAACTTGTCATTACTGGCGACTTAGACCAAACCGACAGAGGAAAAAACAATGGTATGGCAGACTTCCTACACAAGTTGTGGAGAAGCCAAGCACATCACATCTGTAATGTGCAATTAATGGGTGAAGACATTGTGAGGCATCGAGCAGTTACAGAAGCATTAAAAATTTATGATACTGTTTGATCTAAATTTTTAGTTACTGCATCTATGTGTGATTTGTAGGCTTTGTAAAAGTAATCAAAAGATTGATCATATGTCAATTTTGGATCAAGTTTATTTTGAATTATAACTTTTTCTTGCAGATCTAGAATGATAGATGCCGATTGATCTTTGTTTCTAACCTTGGAATCAAATGCAATTTGTTCGTCGTATTGAACATTTGCAGGATCTTTCTGCCATCCAGGTACTGAGGTTAATCCAGGTTTAACTGGAACCATATAGTAATGACAAATAAGATATCTAGTTTTTGCCATGATATATCCTTGCTAACTTTATCAGTGTTGCTGATAGATTAATTTCTGCTTCTGCTACAAATGAATGATCAACCAGTGCCTGTTTAATGACTAAAACTGCCGAATCCTGTTGGTCTTCAGTGTCACCAAATATTTCAATGTTGTCATACATCCAACGATATATTTCTTCCATCTCTTCTGGGCGTGCCTGTGAACACAGCAGTTTCCTTGCTTCTGTGATCTTGCCCTGTTTGAACAGTTCGACCATTTCTATGCGATAGTCTTGCTCACCTACATCTGCCACATTGGGTGCTTGTAGTTTGGCATCTGCAGAATTCATTTGCAGTGTGTTGATGCATTTTCTTAGATCAGGATATGTGGCCTTGACGTATGTGTCCAACGTGTCCAAATCAAACTCCACGCCTTCTTCCACCAGTATCTCTGCCGCACGAGCAGTGAACTCTGTCTTGTCTATCTTTTCAATATGGAAACCTTGACACCTTGAATGCAGTGCAGGAATCACTCTGTTGGGATAGTTGCAAGTGAGTATGAAACGAGCAGATTGATGATACATCTCCATCACACCTCTCAGTGCCGCTTGTCCGTTGGGTGATATGTAATCTGCCTCGTCTAACAGCACAACTTTAAATTCACCGAATGGCATGGTTTGCACAAAGTTTGTGATCTTATCTCTAATCACGTCCACAGAGTTTTCTCTTGAAGCATTTATCTCAAGTATGTCTGTGCCAATCACTTCCAACAAGTTCAGCAGTATCTTTGCCAGTGTGGTCTTGCCCACACCTGGAGCACCTGAAAATAATAAGTGCGGAATTGATTTTGATTTGACCCACTGCTCTACCTGTTTCTTTTGTGCTTCATCACGAAACACATATCCCTGCAGTGTGTTAGGACGATGTTTTTCTACCCAAAGTGTGTTCATGCTGTTATTATACTATAAAATTTTGGATAACACAAATGGTTTAATGTAATCTTGATAAGCAAGTAAACTGCCTGCATAGTTTAAATGTAAATCATCAGTCATTAAATCATTAATTAATTTTTTCTCACCATATTTGTTTATTAAAAAAGACAATACAGAAATAGGATGATCGATATTGTTTTTTTGACTTTGTGTTTCCCAAGAAAAGTAAAAAAGTTTTTTATAAATCTGACTGTAAAGTTTATCTAAAGATTTTATTAATAATCCTGTGAATGTATTAGGTATCATTGAATTGTAAAATGTATTTTGAATACTAGTTAACACACCCTTTGTTTGTAAATTTAAACTTTCGTCTATACCTATTGCATTGGTGAATAACTTAATGTGATTACAAACTAATTTCACATCTGTAAGATTTTTGGTAATTATTTGTTCCTTCCAAATGTCAGTCAAATTAAAATCAGAAGTTGGAATTAAAAAACGATCATAGCCGGTCAATTGAACTAAGCAAGCATCAAAACCTTTGTCCATGCAGTGTTTTAATACCAAGTCAAAATAAAAGTGACTAGTTCCTTGCAGTGCGTATGACACAAAATTAATATCAGGATTATCTTTAGCGGCATGATATAACCAACTGTAAGACAAATGGCTTATATCTTCATGCCCACGATTTTGTTTTGGATCGATGTCTGTGTGACTATCACCGATCACTAATATATTCATTAAGATTTGTAAGGCGCTGTAATTGTATTGGCTTCTGGTTCTTGATTGCTGGTTAATAAAATATCATTTTCATCGACCATTCTGACATCAATTTCTTGATTGTCTTGTTCTAAAATAATCTGTCTAGTCCATCTACCGTGTGCAATTAAAACCCATTCACCTATTTTAACATCTTGTTGATCAGGACCAACTGCATAAACTTTAGCCCATCTAGGATGCGTTCCTTCAGCTTTACCATCGTCATCTAAAATTATAACTCCTCCTTTGGTTTTAATATCGCCAAAGTGCATGTTACAAACTAATACTCTTTTTTTTAAAGGTCTAATTGATCCTTTTACTCTACTGGGCATTGATTCTCCTTATTGCTTGTGCTATATTAGGATACAAAAATTTTGACATGTTGTCAAGATTCTTGTAGTCAGTGTTATCGTAAATTATCTTGTAAACAGTTTTAATTTTGTAAGGTAGAGGTTTCTTGTCGGAATCTTCTGTCATTATTTTTCGTCACGTTTTTTGACAATTTTTCCACCCTTACCTAATACATCTCCACGTGCATTGGTTTTAGTATTTCCTACTGCGATTGTTTTTTCATGCTTTGTTCGTAATGAATCAAAATCGATGGGTTTCCCTTGCATTGAATAATGTATTTTTTTTCCTGGTGTTTTTGCTGGCATTGTAGTCTCCTATCTTAAAAATTCTTTATAGTCTAAATTGTATTTAATAGGGTCTATGTGGTGTACTTCTAGTAAAAATAATACTAAACTAGCCACGCTAGATCCTCTTCCTACTCCTGTAACAATATCTTGTGCTTTACATGTATCTATCAGATATTTTAAAAATTTCCACAAATTTGAAGGATCGGGCATAAGTTTACTCCACGCCTGAAGTTCATTATCTAAGTATGTAATATAAACATCTTTGTAAATGCCCATTTCTTTCATTTTTTTTATCAAATAATCTTCGATATCTAAGTTAGAATATTCTATCGGAGTATTCCAGTTTTGCGATAACAATTTATGATAATCAATTGGATCGATATCTGGTTTATTATGACTGCTAATTTGTTCAAGTTCAAATCTATTGGCATTTTCATTGTATTTGTTTATTTCATCATTATCTGATAAAAAAGCCTGTGTAATATTAATATTTTGACTATATAAACTTTCCACAGCTTCATCGGTTGTATAATACACTTGTCCAAATTCATCGATAATCATTTTCTGCCGCCTTTAATAACAGTAAACGAGTTTTCATAATCGTTTATTATAAAACCTATTTCTTCCCAAGTCAACTTAGTTTTTTTAAAATTTGACCAATGTGGATTTTTATCCCATAACCAATTGTATTCTTTGTCAGGGGTTTTAATTATATCCCATTCGGGAGATTCTTCGTTTATTACAAATTTAATATTTTCACCTTGCCAAGATTCTATTTGAAGAAGATTGATTTTAAGAAAATCTCCTCCTATCGAATTTAATTTAGCAAACAGACTTACACCTACGATTTGGTCAACAGGTCTTTGACAAAAATCAATTACATATTCATTGTAATTTTTAAAAACTTCATACTGTTTTTGGTTTTCTACAAAAACCGAATTTTGAAGAATTTTATTGAAAACATATTTGTATTTTTCGAATGTTATGTGCTGTTGTTTAGGATCGTCAGTACATGGAGAAAAATGAATGGTAACTTCTGTATCATTTGGCCAAATTTTATTTCCAATTAATACACTATTTGTGTACCTAGTCCGCCAGGACATTCCGTCTTCAACTAACATTGATTAAACTGTCTAGGTCCGAATCGTCTTGTGATTGCTCTTTTGCCTTTTTTAATTTTCTTTGTTCTTGTTCTAACATCAAAGTATTGTATATTGCCAAAGATTGATTATAAAAATTTTCATGATTCATTCTTCTTGCTTGATTAATTTTAAGTATAGCATCTTTGATTTTAGATTCCAACTCCTGATCAGACATCCCTTTAGGGTCGTAAGTTGGGTGAAACATATATTAAGAAGCGTCGTACTCTTGTGGATTATTCATGTAAATGGTAGAACCACCATCTACTGAAAAACAATCAAAAACAAATGTTGACTTTCTAGAAGGAAAAGCAAAAGTAGTGCTGTCGTCGCCTGATATGTCCATAGGTAGTGTTACACCTGTTAGAGTGATTGTGTGAGAACCCGAACCTTTTGTTAAAATTACACGCATTGAAGCATATGTATTAGTTGTGCCGTCATCCTCTGTCGGAAAATTAGAAAAGGTCAAAGTCACATTACCTGCTGTTGTAAGAGTTACTACATTAGCATCTTCAAAATCACAACTAACAGACCCAGAAACTGATCCTTTTGCAGAAACTTTTTGCCCCCAATCCATGAGAGTTGCTCTTTTTACATCGTGACCATTGAAATCAGTAGTAGCATTAGTGGTTGCTCTGTTAGCTTGCAGAGCAGTTATTTCAGTACTTGCAGTTGTAAGTTGTGTTTTAATTTGAGAAAAGTTATCTCTAAATCCTTGTGAATCGTTATCTTGCCCTGCAACTGGGAAAGTTGCGTCAATTGATGCTACAGATATTGAACTTGCCATATTTTTTTAACTCCTATATATTTATAACGCAGTGCGTATTAATTCTCTCTGTTTTGATATATTAGTGATTTGGTCTAATATGCTTGATCTCGCCATAATGACCTGCGAATCCGATGGTTCTTTTTGATCAAAAGTCACCGGTTGTGTATTAAAAACGGTTCCATTTTGATCAAAAGTTGTTTCAACAGTTGAAATATTATCTGCTGTGTGGGTGGTGTTATCTGCTAGAATTTCCCCGTTGTCTGATGTAATTTGTGGTCGATAACTACCTTTATCAAAAGTGGTTGTTTCGGATAGTCCTAAAGTAGTCTTTTTCCTTTGGAATTTGATTATACTACCATTTGCTGGAACACCGTAGTTAGCAGTGAAAGTAAGGGTGGTAACATTTGTAATTGCATCTGTAGACACAGTGTACAATTCAACGTCTGCAGAAGTGCTGTCTCCTACATTTCCGTGTGTGTTAATTCTTATTCCATTTACCGTCACAATGACATTTTTTGGTTGGCTAACTGGCTTGCTTAATTTAAAAGCACTGGTAGAACCGTCTGCAGTGTATGTATCTATAGGTCTTGATTGATCTATTGTGGTTCCTGTTTGTCCTGTAATGTATAATCTGTCTATTTGGAAAAAGACTCTAGATAAGTCGAAGGTTTGTTCTTTTTTTATCTTATAAATTATTTTTTCTGCTTCTCCTGGTTTGACATACTTTATAGGCAGAGCCAATTGGAATCCGGGTGTCACGTTATTGTCCTGTGGAGATTTCATCCACAAAGGAAGGTATTCGAATGTGTTAACAGTTAAACTATCTTTTAAAGCATTCCTCATGTTTTTAATGCTGTTTATATGTAAACTGTCTACACTGGTTCCTCCACTAGGCAAATTGAAACTGGCTAAAATTGTTGATGAACTAGCAGAATAATTTACAGTGATAGCAGGTAAATTGTTTGAAGTGAAAGTGATTGTATTAGGAGATTTGCTGTATGCATCGATCAATTCTATATAGATAATTTCATATATCACTCTTCCATTAGGATCTTTAGCTTTTGCAACTTTATAATTTCCCATCAATAATTTTGTATTATAAAAGTTTTGTCCCATGGCATTGAAAAGATTAGTAAGATCAGTTTTGTGAACACCACTCAGTATTAAAACTTTGTACAAGTCTGTTTTAAAGTTTTTATCTCCCATTCTGTATAATGAAGACTCAGGAAAAGTTTTAGGATCTGTTATAAAATTGTCTAAGGCAATTCTCGAAACTTTGTCTGGTTGTAATTTTGCATATACATCGGTTATAGGACTGTCCACAATCTTTCTGTGATCTATATAAAATTCATGAGTATTTGTAACATTGCCATTTTTATTTCTAGCTTTAACATTAAAATTATATCTTCTATCAATAGTTGTGCTAGAGTTGTCTAATGTTGTTTGACCGCTGTCTAAGTCAGCAATTACACTTGTGGTTTTACCAACTATTTCGCCAGAAGGGTCTATACTCAACCCTGGAACTAATTTGCCACCAGCATACAAATATTCTAGAGGCTCGGCCGATGTTGCTTGTACTTTAAATAAACTTATTTTATCAGGAGTGATGCTTCCTAACTTAATATGAGCCATTATAAAATTAACTCCTTTTGTGAATTCCACTCGATGGCATTATAAGATTCTCCACGTACTAAAATGCTGTAAGATCTCAAATACACATTGTCAGGATAAAAACTAGAACTTTTTGTTGCTTGTACAGTGAACGTATAAGTTTTTTCAGAATCGGGTTGATAAGAAACATTTCCATATAGTTCTCCTGTAGTTGATGAGATTGCTAATCCCGGAGGCAATGTTCCACTGCTGATGGAATAAGATATTGAAGTAGCACCAGAATAACTTAATGAATCTCCTGGATCAATAACATCAATGTGAATAATATAATAATTTTTATGAGTTATGGTAGCCAGTAATCCTGCCTGCTGAACAAAATAGAGTGCTCGCACATCTCCTTGATCTGCTAAAATAGAATTAGAATCTGCAGTGACTGATGTAGTGTCGGCTCTATTAATTTTATTTGCAAGTCCTTGAACGTAAAGGTTAAAAGTTCTATCGCTATAAGATATCCCGTCTGAAACTCTAATTTTAAATTCGTAGTATTTGTCAACAGATCCGCTGATTCTTATTATATCAAAATCTGAATAATCAAATTCTCCGACATCAAAACCTATCTGTGTTGAATCATAATCTAAGTTAGTAGCTGGCTGAATCACTCCGCTGAGTAAACCATTTTTAGTATTCAATGTTACACTTGCAGGTAAATTGCCTGAAACTAATTTATAAAACTTTATATCCGAATCCGAATCAGATGCTTGTAATTGATAATATAGATAGTCTCCATCTGTAAAACTTCCAAGATTTCCTGATGCTGTGATCCAAGAAGGTGCATCAGATCCTTCGACAATGAGTTTAAAAGTTCTATCAATTTTGTAAGTACCATCTGTTACTCTTACAACAAAATCATTTTCTGTGCGTTTTGATACCTCTAGAGGTCTTCCGGAAATAACACCTGATGTTGAAAGGTATAAACCTCTAGGCAATGCTCCTGCCACTATGGAATATGTTAAACTATCTCCGTCAGAATCTGTGGCTACTAGACTAGTAGTATAATCTACTGTTTCGTCTATAGTAGCAATCGTACCGGATGCTGTGCTCCATTTAGGTTTAGCCATTTACAGTATTTATGGAAAATAGTGGGTGCGTAAAACACCCACTACAGTGTAGTATATTATACAGAATCGATAGTGACGTGACCAGATAGTTTGGTTTCGTCTGTGCCTTCTGTTGTATTAAGTTCGTAGCCAGTTCCAGCTGTGATTACATTATTAATCGGTGCTGAACCTGTGTTACCAGCAACATCCACATAGTGTACAGTTCTTTTGTAGAATCTTGTGATGAATACTACAGTTGAATCGTCTAGCACACCTCTTACACAAAAAGTGCCGTTTACGTCAAGATCAGAGGCAGCTGTAAGAGCAGTTCCTGATGAATCATAGCCTTTTAATGTGTAAACTGCTTCTGTTGAATCTTCTAGATGAATCTTGAATCTGTTTGATCCTCTTTGATTAACAATATAAGCAGTTGTTGATGAAGTTGTTGAACCACCTGTTCTATAACCAGTTACAGCGATTTTTTTCTGTGTACCTATTCCGCCAGCTGGATAATTTGAGCCAACGAAGTAAGATTTTGATATAGGTCTTCCCATTATGTTCTCCTTTTGTTTTATGTCCAACGTGGGTTCTAGCCACTACGCGGAGGATATTACCGCATAAGTCTTGCTTCAAGGCAAGCTCTATTAGACTGTGTATTTAATTAAAAAATGCTAGTTTATTCTAGTGTGCTATAAAGATAATTTTGCCTTTTTGCAAAGTCGCCACATTGTTTAAAACATTCATTTGCATGATAAGGTTGACCATAAATCCAACTTTTTTGTAGCAAGAAATTGTAATAATCGTGTTGTAAAATTTGTTCAATTGAATTCACATGTACATTGTTCCAATTAACTCCATAGTCTTTTTCTAATTCTTTGATCCATGGAAGTTCATCAAAGTGATAATCTGTACTAAACCAACAACAAGGCCAGAGTTTTCCACTCCAATCTATGAAAATTTCTTTTTTGTGTAACATCAAACAATTAATGGTGTTAGCCATTTCTGTATCAACATCTTTGTGTTTCCAATTTTTCACTTTATCATGTTCTGGATGTTTAAAATCTTCATCTGTCGAAATAGTTTGATTGACAACAACTGTTTGATCTTTTAATTTTGTTTTTACTGAAGATTGCCAATCTTTAATATTACGAGTATTTTGTCTAAAGTACAAAGGGATTTTAAGTTTTTTTGAAATAAGTTTTGCATTTTCTATGTCAGATTTATTGTGCTGAAAAATCAAATAGTGCCATTCGCAGACTCCTCCTTGTTCAACATATGCGGTCATGTTTTCTAAAACCTTATTCCATTGCACATTTACTCTATACAAATGATTAGTGTTTTCACAACCATCGACACTGAATATCATTTTTATTGCGTTAGACTGTTCTGAAAGTTTTCCTATTTGAGCAAATATTTCTGCCTTATTAGAACCTGTATTTGTATTAATTTCAATCTCTCCGTGGTTTGCAACAATATACTCGCAAATGGAAACTATGTCCTTTACCATCATTGGTTCGTCTACTACACCACCCAGAGTAAAAGATTTATTTTTGACTATGTTCTTTGGGAAAATTTTTTTAAAATCATCTATACTCCACTCCATTAATTGTTTTTTAAGATATGGATGAGTATCTCCATTTTGCGTCCTAGAACAGCCAGGACATCGTGCATTACATTTGTTTGTTAACTCTGTATGTATAATTTGAATATCGTCTATAATCATGTAAATTTATATCTCTGTCTAGATCCTTGATTACCACAAGTTCTAAAACATGTTTTAGCATGGTATTTTGCTCCTGGCATCCAAGACTGTTCAAGAAGTTTATTATAATATGAATGATTTAAAATATCAATTATAGAATGATGATGTAAACTATTCCATGTTATTCCAAAATCGTTATCCATTTGAGTCAAATACTGGTTTTCTAAAATTGTTTTGCCAAAATTATAATCATTAGCAAACCAACAACAAGGCCATAGTCTTTGTTGCCAATCAATAAAAATTTCTTTTTGATGTAAACACACACAATGAATTGTTTTAAAATCTTCTAAGGATTGAGGTTCTAATTTATTGTCTCTTTTAAGTTGTATTTGTTTGTGTTCAAATCTAGCATCATATGTTGGTTCGACTAGATGTGTTGAAAGTTTTAATTCTCCATTTTGTTTGCTATAAACATGTGCTGTGTAAGGTTCTGTATTTCTCATATTTTGTCTAACCTTAAATGTTATTCCAAGACTGTTAGCTAAAATTTTTGCATCGTCTATGTCATCAATATTATGCTTAAATGCAAGATAATGCCATTCACAGTGGCCTCCTTGTTTAGCGTATGCTGTCATGTTTTCTAAAACCTTATTCCATTTAACATTAATTCTGTATAAATGGTTTGTGTGTTCAAGGCCATCTACACTAAAAAACATTTTTAATCTATTGGTTTGTTTTGAAAGTTCTCCAAGTTTTTTAAATGTTTCTGCTGTATTACATCCTGTATTAGAAAAAATTTCTAAACTTCCGTTATTTGAAATAATATAATCTGCAATTTCATATATTTGTGAATGCATCATTGGTTCATCGACAGTGCCTCCCAGTGTAAACATTTTTCCATCTATAAAAGTCTCAACAGGAAAAACTTGTTTGAATCTTTCCAAACTCCATTCTGTGAGATTATTTTCTAAACTAGGATGAGTTTTTCCTTGGTAGGTACGAGCGCAGCCAGGACATCTAGCATTACATTTGTTTGTAATTTCTACATGAATAGCAACAATTTCTTCAGCAGTTATCATTGTAGTAAATGATCATATTCAGGATAAATGTCTAGGAATTTTTTTGGTCTAGTAGCATCAAAATATTGTACCATGTGTTGAAAATACTTTTTAGTTCGTGAATCCATAATCTTTGTAGGTTCGTTGATCAACCAATTGTGCCATTCTACATTTTCGCTCAATTCTTTGTCTTGAAGTTGTTTGATTGAATCTGTAATTTCATTGTAAATTTTCTGTCTTTCTTCTATAGGACAGTAAGAAAATCTCAAAGGTTCTGGTGTGTCTAAAACAGTTAAATCAAAAGCAATAGAATAAGTGTTGGCAAAATCTAAAAGTTTAGGTAAACCTTTAATATTGAGGAGTTGCATGGTTGGTTCTAAATTTAATGAAAACTGTGGAAACTGACGAGCAATTTTATTAATTCTAATTATTTTGTCTTGTAACACTGACCAAACACTAGGATATCTCACATATTCTAATATGTCTTCTGTAGCATCTAAACTAATACCTAAAATAACTTTTTTGAATTTAGTTAGGTACTGTTCTATAAATGATTCTTTGATCACTGTACCGTTTGAAATTATGTGTAAGGTTATATGGCTGCTTTTATCTGCATCAACTAATTTTTTGATTAATTTGTCAAAACCTTTCATCACAAAAGGCTCTCCGCCAACTGCCCATATTTCTTCAGTGTGTTCGGCATGATCTACAATATGTTGTACAAATTTTTCATTGTAATTAAAATCCGAAGATGAATATTCTTCTACGGGCCATTCTGTAGAATAAAGGTTATCGGTATTTGTTTGATTGAATTGTAACATATTTTTTGCTATTTGATTGCTTAGTTGTGGTCTACACATTACACATTGTAAATTACATTCGTTGCTCATTCTTAAACTTAAACTAAGAGGAGATGGAACAATGGTGGTTGGATTATTGTAATAGTATTCGGTAAGTTTGTTAAATTTTTTATTCTCGTATATTCTTGATGAAATCATCCCTTGTTTTTCCCGTTCGATACAAATTCTGCAAATATCACTAGGCATTTTCCGTTCATTAAATGATTGTCTTAATTTTTGAAATGTTTCGCCATTCCAAATGTTTTCTACACTATTTTTAAGAACACTCAGTTCAGGTGAAATGGTTTGTTGTGAATCACAACACGCTCTCATTTGGGATTGTGTAGACACAAACATTTTTACAAATGGATGTACACAAAAATTATCGTAACTATCTTCAGGTCTCGATGACATTTAAAATAGTTATTGTATGTTAGATACTGCGATATCTATACTGAATTATCCAGTGTATCTATCTAGATGCCAACCACCGTTAGAAAATAATATTGTTGCTAGGGTTCTTTTAGCCACAGTGGAATCTCCATCTTGACCGATAAATGGGTACCATTCATAACTAGACATCAATGTTCCATCATTTGGATTTCTAACATTGGCTATAGTAATTTTTGTTGTAGCTAAATTTGTAAAATCCGATCCTGCAGGAATAAAATACATGACTTGTCCATCGTTACCATTGGCTAAAGTGTAACCACCTTCTCCGGCTGCAATCGAATGCACTGTGGTCGATGTACTGAGAGCAGTTGTGCTTGTGCCCATATTATCTACTACTGCAAAAACTGTATCAGCAGTCACAGACAAATTACCTCCAACTTGTAGGTTACTTGCAACAGCTACAACTCCTTGCAGTTGTATTTGAGTTGAATCTAATGCTTCTATAGAACTGGTTTTCAAAACGCCTTGTACATCGATTCCACTCACACATACTATCGATGTTGAATCATTAGATTGCATCATTTCTGTGTATAGTTCTTTAGCGGTTAAATTGCCCTGTACACTTAAATCTGTATTGATAGTTAATTGAGCAGAATCGCCACATGTGATTACACTAGTGTCTATATTGGCAGAATAAATTCCACCTGTCACAGATAATGCATCGCTGATAGTAACAGCAGATGAATCTTCTGAACTGATTGTGTTAACCAATATAGTGCCAGTCACTTGTAGTGTATCTGATACTAAAACTCTTGAAGAATCTGAACTGCTGATTGTGTTCACAGATACTGTGTCACTTTCGATGTTTGCCACAATGGTTGCTGTGCTAGAGTCGGTTACTGATGTTGCTGTAGCAGCTGAAGTTGATAGCACTGCTTTAAACTTATCGTCGCCTTCGTTCCAATAAAACACAGCATTGTTGCCAGCTCCGCCACGTTGAATATACATACCAGCATCAATATCCCCACCAGAGGAGTTTCTATTGAATTCTACTAGATTGTCTTCTACTTGCATCACAGTTGCGTTAACCTGAGTGCTTGAGCCTTTTACTTCCAAATCTGCATTGATGATAACTTTCCCAGTTCCATTCGGATCCAGCTCTATATCGCCGTTGGTGTTATCGCTTATAATTGAATTGCCTGAAAAGCCTAAATTAGAAGGAGTTGATCCTCCCAGTTCATTGTATATTTCATCAAAATTATCGTTAATTTTATCAAATGCCGTTCTTAGCGGATCACCTGTGCCGTCATTGGCCGATGTTCCTAGATTAATTGTTTGTTTTGCCATGTGTTAAACTCCTCTGGTATGTGTATTTACTAAATATTTTTATAAACCTAACGTAAAATGTATATCAAAGAAACCACCGAAATACACCTACATCAGCGTGAAAGCAAGTTAGGAAATGTTCACAATTTCAAAAGACGCAGGACTGTGTATCATTTCCGTTGTGATGCTTGTCATAAAGAGTTTCTTAGAGACAAAGCCAAAGTATCCCCCAAACGAGCTACAAATGATTTTCATCATGTGTGCACCAAGTGTGATGTGCATAGATATGCCCAAAAGGTAGGAGTTGAAATGCGAAAGATTTGGTCGATTGATGCTAGTAGTACAGAAGTGAAACTTTAGTTTAAATCAGTCCATACGCCATTCACATACCCGCGGAACTTGTGAGTGGATGAATTGTAGTACATCATGCCATTTACTCCTGCAGGATCGGAAGTATCTGTGTATAACACTGTGGCAGTACCAAAAAGAATGTTGCCTGTGCCTTGAGCAGAAATGTTTAAATCTTCGTTGGATGTTCCCGAAGTGATTGTGTCTGCAATCACAGAACCTTGAACTGTGTGATCGCCGAATGTGGTTGCTCCTGTTGAACTGGTGCCAAACTTTTTGGCATTATCATAATACAGATCCACAGAACCATCTCTGTTACAATACACAGATGCTTCTGAGTTGAATGTTTGAATAAAAATATTATTAGTAGATTTCAGATACAAATCGCCTGTGTTTGAATGTTGAACAAAACTGTTGTTTCCATCATTACTAATAGATAGATCACTGTTAGCACCAAACTTAGCAGATGTAGAACTGGTATGCTGTGTGTTACTGTTAAACTGTATGACACCAGTACCATTGGCAGATACATCAAGATTTTGATTGGATGCATAAGAACTGATGGTGTCAGTAAACACAGATCCTTGAGTTACAAAATCAGAAGTCATTGAAATATTGCCATTGACCTGTAGACTTTGACCTACTAGAATTTGTGCAGAATCATCAGACGTAATTTTGCTAGTAAAAATTTGATCAGACACATACAAGTTACCGCCGATGTTCATGTCGTCTATAATTTGAATAGCTGCAGAATCTTCTGATCGAATTACATTAGTATCTATGGTATCTACCGCCAGTGTGCCTGAAATATTAACACTGTCGTTTATTTGTACCGCAGTCGAATCCGAAGATGAAATATTATTTGTAACAACATCTGCACCTGATTGATGATAGGTAGAAAGATTAGGACCTGTGATAGTAAGAGTATCACCAGTAATTGCAGCTGTTACGTTTTGTGTGCCCACAATGTTTAGTGTACCACCGTTGTTAACAGTAGTTGTACTAGAACCAGAATCTCCAAAAATAATAGATGTTGAAGTAAGATATGATGATAGATCAGGACCTGTTATTGTTAATACATCGCCGCTCACTGCGGTTGTAACATTCTGAGTGCCGGCAATTTTAAATATTTCGCCTATGTTTACACTTGTGCCAGTTGAATCATCGCCTACTAGAGTTATAGCACTATCGGTGTTCTGTACATAATTTGTTAAATTCGGCCCTGTAATAGTAAGAGTATCTCCTGTGATGGCAGCTGTGAGATTTTGCGTACCTACAATGTTTAATGTACCACCATTGTTTATGGTAGTTGTGTTAGATCCAGAATCTCCAAAAATTATAGATGTAGAAGTAAGATATGACGATAGATCAGGTCCTGTGATAGTAAGAGTGTCTCCAGCCACACTAGCTGTTACGTTTTGAGTACCTAATACATTTAAAGTGTCATCTAAACTTAAACTGATTTCGTTAGATGCATTATCGCCAATGGTTAATGTGTTGGCGCCACCAATCTGTGAATCCACATAAGCTTTGATTGATTGCTGTGTGGCCAGTGCTGTGTCTGAGTCTGAAGACATGGTGTCCTCATCAAGAATAGTATTAACAGATGATCCACCATCAAAAGTAAAACTGCCTGTTACAAGTAATCCATCGTCCACTGTGACAAAAGCAGAGTCATTTGATTTAATTTTGTTTACATTAAAATCTGCATTGGCGTAGATAACACCGGTGCCATTGGGAGTAAAATTAATGTCTCCATTTGTCGTATCTGATATTAGAGCAGAACCAGAAAATGCCAGTGAAGATAATGTAGATCCATCATCGGTGAGTTCATTATAGAGTTCAGTAAAGTTATCATTTACTTTGTCAAATGCCTGTCTGACTGTGTCAGCATTAGAATCGTTGACACTAGCTCCGATGTTAATAAATTTTTTTCCCATTAACCAGCACTCACTTTCAGCGTACCGCTATCATTCCATAATTGGCCGGCATTATTAGGATTAGATGTTGGTAAATTTGAAAGCATTACCACAGCACCTTTTACAGTCAAACCATCTTCCACAGTAACCTGTGCAGAATCGTCCGACTTGATTGTATTCACCACAAGATCAGAACTGATCACCACATCGCCTGTGCCGTTGGGAGAAATGTTGATATCTGTATTGGTATAAGTGGATGATATAGTATTGCCTGAAATATCAATTGATCTACCGGTAGAATCTTGACCAATCAAATCATAAAGTTCGTCAAAATTATTGTTAACCTTTTCCATGGCCGAGCGAAGTGTATCGCCCGTTCCTGTGTTCACACCGGTACCTACGTTGATTCTTTGTTTAGACATCTTGTAAACTATTTATTTGACTGAGAACGAAGTGCCACACCCACAAGAGGAATGGGCATTAGGGTTATTGTAGGTAAAGTATGAACCAAAGACTTCTTCCTTGTAGTCGATTTCTGTGCCCAAAACAAACAGTTCGCAGTTGGAATCCACCAACACAGTGATGTCACCAAACTGTAAAATTTGGTCTTTTTCTGTTTTATTTTCAGTTACATCGATTTTATAATTAAATCCAGCACAGCCACCCCCTTTAACACCAAATCTAACATAAGGTTTGTTTTGTGCTTTTAATACTTCAAGCATCTTTTTTTGAGCTGATTCTGTTACTTTAATCATACTAATATTTAAATCAAATCTGTATCCATTTAGAGTGATTTAGAATTTTTTTAGTCCAAAGCCAGTGGGCAGTAATTTGTGGATGCCATTCACACAAAGGTACGTGATCTAAAAAATTACAAAATTTTTCAATACAGTCTAACTGTTGATTTATTTCATTTTTAGTTGTATTTAGATTGATAATTTTGCTTGTCCATTTGTCCCACCATTCAACTTCATTGCACAAAGGAAATGTTATGTTTTGATCAAACAATTTAGCAAGATATTCTACCCAACTTTGGGGAATTATGCTACGATTATTAGTGTTCATAATAGGATTAAAGTTCCTCCATATTAAAAAGTCTGCACTATATTGATTACAAAATCCTGAAATTAAATCTATCAACTGTTGTTCATATGTTGCAAACCATTGTGTTAGAGATAATTTTTTTGTTTTATCGCCAAACATCCCCATGGTTGTACCCATGTAATTTTTATAGTATTCTGTGATGTTGTTCCATTTGGGGGAACTAAAACATCTGCCAGGAGATGTTATTTGAAACACAACTTTTATATTTTTATATTTTTTATGTAAAAAATGTAATACATCAGGCAAATGAAAAACTAATTCAGTGTTATTGCATCCTGGTACTGCACATAGATATAGATCAGAACGTGTCAGTCTTGCACAGTGTCCTGCAAAAATATTATTCAATCTAAATGATAAATTATCTTCCTTATCGATAGAATATACTTGAATGCCGCCATCGGCGTCATATAATCTGTCACCATAGGTCCAACTTTCTCCGATGACTACTATACATTGTTGCTGTTGTTTTGTAATCCATAGTTCAGTATTTTTTGCTGTTACACCAATTTCCAAATTGTGTTTGACACTGTGCATTTGATGTTTATCAATCCAATCAAATGGCTGATTACTACGATAATCTATTTGGGTAAGTTCTAGTGGAGATGTCTTAAAATTTTCAACTAGATATCTAGTGTCTTGGATCATATGCCTAGAGCAAGTCTAGTATCTTCAGGCATCATGTCAGGCCCAAATGGCGGATCGAAGGTTGTGATAATTTCAGCAACATCTATTCCATCTACTGATTCTGTAGCAAATTTGATATCTTCTACTATTTGATCAGCCACTGGACAAAAGGCCGAAGTTAAAGTATGAGTAATTTTTACTTTAGGAAGTTCTGTAATATCTATATTATAAATTAGTCCAAGATCATATACATTAATGTGTATTTCTGGGTCATAAACTTGTCTTAAGTTTTTGATAATTTCTTCTTCGATAGACATTATTGTAATCTCACTTGTTTTACTTCAGGTACTTTGACATGAACTTTATTAAACACAGCACCTAAAGTAGATTCGTGATTTGGACATCCCCAACAAGATCCTTGCATTTTAATTTCTACTATGCCGTCTTTATATCTAATAAATCTAATATCGCCACCATCTAATTGTACTGATGGTCTGATTTCTTTTTCAATTATTTCCCTAACTGCACAACATATTTCATCTGTACAATATGCATCTGTGTCACCTGATTCTATGTAAAAAAGTTCAGTTTCTAGAATTTTTTTGATCTTTGGTTTAATTTCTTCCCAGTCCCATTGGGGGAACTTAGTAATAGTAATAAAATTTTCTTGCAATAATGCAAATCTTACTCCTGCTGTTCTGAATATTTTTTTGATAAAATCTCCACCATTAATAGCAAGGTCAATATCATACCAGATAGATCCAGAACCAACCAATGGCCTTAAAGCATAGAATTTTATTGCTTGTGGATTAGGAGTTGGTTCTGTTAAAATCATTATGATTCTAAAAGTCTAGATTCAATAAACTTATAGTTTACCAGTTTGTTGATCCAATTTGTTAAGAATGCTTTTCTGTCATTTTTAAAATCTAAGTAATAAGAATGTTCCCAAACATCACACGAAGCTAAGACTTCAACATCTTCGCCTACAGGATTGTTAGCATTAGAGTAAGATTTCCAAGTAACTTTTCCTTCTTCTAGTACAAGAAATACCCATCCAGATCCAAATTGGTCAACACCTTTTGCGATAAATGTTTCTTTAAATGAATCCAAAGACCCAAATGAATCTTCTATCTTAGATTGTAGTTCTGTAGATGGTTCTTCATATTTTGAAGTCATTGATTGCCAAAATATAATATGATTATAATTTTGTCCAGCATTATTAAAAATGCCATCGTTTGCATCACGAGAATCTACAATAATTTGTTTAAGACTTTTATTTTCGTACTCTGTTCCTTTAATATAATCATTCAATTTGTCGATATAAGTTTGATGATGTTTACCATGATGCAGATCCAATGTGTCCCTGCTCATGTATGGTTCAAGGCTTGTTCTTGAATAGGGCAGTTCCATTAGGGTGAACTTGTCACCTTTTACATTGATATCATCTGCTACTTGATCTAATTTCATTATTTTTTCTTGGGTCGTCCTCGACCTTTTGTAGTTTTCTTTGTTGTGATTTTTTTAGTTGTTGTTTTCTTTTTTGTTTTTGGTGCTTCTACTGTTGTAGATTGAGCGGTAGCAGCTGTTGATGCTGTAGGCTCTTTATGTCCACCAAATAACCATGTTAGTATTCCCATAATTAGGTCTCCTCTTTTTAACATTATTATACTTATTTTATGTGGTTTTGTCAATCACCAAACAGGTGATCCCACAGACACCAATTGGTATTCTGTCGCCAGCAGTGTTGATGCAAGGTTTTTTGCCTTGGATTCGCATTGAATATCAAAGAATTCTCCAAATGGACGCACCCACTCATTGGTTTTATGATGCCAATAAAAATCAGAGTGTGCTCGGATAGTTGCTTTGTTTTCACCATTGTCAAACAACCAATCTCTGTCCAGCAGTTTGTTTGCATCAACTTTGTCTTTTAGTATTTCTCTTGGTTGTGAGTAATGCATTGCAGGACGTATGCCACGCCATGAATCTATGATGCGTTTGATTCTATCATCGGTATGAGTAATCCATTCGCCTGTGTTCACCCAATGATGATGGATGTCAAAAACCAGTGCCACGTGTTTTTCAAGTTCCAGTATATCAGACAGTCCCCATTTCATTTCTTCATTCTCTATGGTGATACAATTTCTTGCTTCCGGTGAAAGACGTGGTAACACATCGATAATACCTTGTGGACCTCGTCTACCTGCAATATGCACATTAATTTTAAAGTCTTGAAATGTTCGACCATATCCCATCCAACGAGCCATGTTTACATGATACTCAAACTCGTCAATTGAACGTTCAATCACATCATCTGACTCTGATGCTAACACTGTGAACTGTCCGGGATGAAAGGATAACCTAACTCCCAATTGCCTTGCTGTGTCGCCAACTTCAGCAAAATGTTTTTCAAGATAGGCAATTACATCTGTTTTCTGCCAAAAGTAACGCCACGTGGCTTCGGTTGCTACCGGAAGAATTGGTGAACTCAAACGACACATTCTTAATGGTTCAGGCAGTGCGCCTGTGTATTTGATTAATTCATGTATTGACGAAATGTTGTGTTGCATGAGCATCCAAAGTTTTTCTTCTGCTTCATCTCGATGTTCGTTTAACCATCTCACAGTCGTTGCTTTACAGTTTAAAGGAGACTCTGCTTCTTTCAACAATTTAGGTTTTAAACTACGATCTGAATGAAGGTATTTGCAACAGAAGCCTAGACGCATACATCTATTATAGTTGAAGTTAAGATTTTGTCAACACATGAACACCATACTTGTTTGTCCAATCTTTGGCGTCTTGTTCGTTGTTGACCATGGGTTTGCCTTTGATGTTCAAAGAAGTATTCAATAACATAGGACATCCGGTCTTGGCGTACCATGCTTCTAACAGTGCTCTGAAACCCGGAGAATCGTTTTTACCCACAGTTTGTATGCGTGATGTATTGTCCACATGCACTATGGCAGGAAACTCTTCTGGACGTTTACACACCGCTGTATACTGCATATAAGGACTCTGTGTGCCTATTGTAGATGTGTCGAAGTAATCTGACACATATTCCTCCAATATGGCCGGAGCGAAAGGTCTGAACTCTTGTCTATGTTTGATTGCATTTACTGTGTCCTTGATGTCGGGTCCTCTTGGATCTGCCAGCAATGATCTATGACCTAATGCTCTAGGTCCAAATTCTGCCCGACCATTTGCAACTCCAACTATTTTTTGTGTTTCTAATTTATTAATTAATCCATTAACAGGATATTCACCTTGTATATCATAACCAAGATAAGGACCTGGCCATTCAATTCTACCTATTTCATCCAACACACAACCTATGGAAGATCCTGCATCTCCAGGATTAGGCACAATCCATACATTATTATAATATTTTTTTGCAATCGGATTGGCCACACAGTTTAGAGCACAGCCTCCAACCAAAACAAGGTTGGCGGAAGGTTGTGTCATTTTGGCATGTTTGATGATGCGTTCAAAATTTTCTTCATACAGTGCTTGGGTAGTCGCCGCCAGATCACACAAATCTTGAATGGTGTTTGCTTCAGGCAACCATGTTTGACAACCTCTATGTAAATTGATATTATATTTGGTATCAAATCCTTCGTTATCATAAGCAAAGAAATTTCGTTTCATCTCGCCATAGTATTTGATTGGTGACCCCAATGCACTCATCCCCATAAGAATATATTCTTCTTCATTGGGTTTGAAATGTACTCGTTGTGTCATAGCAGAATACCATAGTCCTATAGAGTGAGGATAATTTTGACTGTAGACTTTTTTTAATTTATTGTCATAACCTTGCCAAACTGTAAGACATTCCCATTCTCCTATAGAATCTATTACAACTACAGTTGCATCTTTGTAAACACTTGTAAAGTAACCAGCCGCCGCATGACTGCGGTGGTGTGAATGCATCTTAATAGGTATGCCTTTGATATTGAAATCTGTTAGGTGAGATTTAATAGATGGTTTGTTGAACACCAAATCCCATTGTCCCGCCCATGCTTGTCTAGTTTTTTTAATCCAGTTATTTTCGTAAAAATGAATTTGTTTAGGATAACCAAATTTTAATGCATCATCAATTATTAATTGATTAAGCCATTTATCGTTTTTTATACCCGAATATCTTTCCGCATGGCTGGCAAATACTAATTTTTGATCATCGAATACGGCAAGCGCCGCATCATGAGCCATTGCTGATATGCCCCACCTAATCATTATTCGTATATGAAAGGATCTCTTTTTCTAAGTTCTTTAATTTTTTTCCTAAAAGCAATTTCTTGTTTTATTTTGCGAATGGGCCAAAAAATAAAATTAATAATTTTTTTAATCATTACACTCGTATATAGCAGAATTATTTTCATGTTCCCAAATTTCTACCTTTTGTACTTTAACTCTACCATTAGTTTTTTTAAAAGTCCAGTCATTGGCAAAATCGTACACAAATTTACAAGATGCCTCGATACCAGGCCCATATCCTTTTGTAACATCCATAATATTGATATTAATTACTCCAAGGTTGTGTAATTTTTTAATATCTTCTAGATTAGGATCATCAGATGCGATCAGTGTTCTGTGGTCCCATTGTTCTTCCAACCAATCTCTTACTTCGCCTAGAAATCCAAAATCCATTACCCATTGTCTGTGATCTAGATCTCCTGCAAATGTTATTTGCACATGTCTGCCATAACCATGAATAAATTTGCAATGACTGTCATCGCGCCATTGTCTGTGTCCTGTACAGATAGGACCAAATCGTTTTGTTGAATAATATGCCATGAGTTATTGTACTACAAAATCATACATTCGTATACGAAAATCTTTGGATTTCATTAATAAAATTTTTTCACCGAAGTCTTTTATTGCATAATGATCATTCATTTCAAAAGGTTTTTTTGAAGAAATAACAACTAAAATTTCATTAGGATTATCTTCTTTGAACATTTTTAAAGTATAGTTGGAATTTGGTATAATTAAATTTTCTAACTTTTGTTGTGGATCATATACATTAGGATAGATTTTAGTTGCAGTTGAATTTACTGCAAAAATACTAAAATATTGTTTGCTTTCAGCCGAGATCTTTAATTCCATATTGTCATTAGAATGGAACATGCCTTGTTTGTTCATTATGACACTGAAATCATGATCATGGTCATATATTTTATCTAAAGGCATAACAAAGCCATCTACTTTTGCCAAACAAAATCTCTTTTCGTTCTCATAAATTATCTCTGTGCTGTAAACTGATTTTTTGATAATGCCAGGAAAAGTAATCCATTTAAAACTATTGAGTTCGCAGTTGTCGTTAACACAAGATTTTAGGTCATTTACTTGAATCACTACTCCTATTTCATCTTCTATCAATTGTTTGGTTGCTTTAAGTTTTGCAATTTCACAAGATTGATTTTCTGTGATGTCTGCACCGAAGTCGTGTATGCCAATGGCAGAGCCAGACCATGCTGACAGTGACCAAAGGCACACTACGATTGTGGTGGTAAATTTACTCAATAATTGTACTTTGAGTAAATGCTTGTTCGATATCATCTTTGTTAATTGATACTGCTCTTGCCGGAGGATACCAATCAGATCGATCGAATTTCATCAAAATGAAAGATCTGTAATGAGGTCCTTCGTTTACAACCACTTTATTAACAATAATATACCCACCCATATCTAACTCGTCAATCACTGCTTGTGACATTTTAGTTGTCAATTGAGTTGTATTACCGTTTACTACAGACCCTGAATCTTCTATGTATCTTTTGAAGTCTCCATTAATATAGTTCTGTAGTTTATCTGCAATCATGACCTTGGCGTCATGGATGCCTTTGTCTATCGAGAACTGCATGTCCTGACTTTGTCCTGTGGCAACTCCATAAACCCATTCATCATCATCCATAGGATAATCAAAGAACCATTCTGGAACTTCACTGCCACCACGCAGTTTTACTGTATCGATATCTACCTTCTTGTTGATATTATTGTTAAACGGATTGACCGAAGAACAAGCACCAAGCATCAATGCAAGAAAGGTTGTTGCGATTATTTGTTTCATGTAATAATTTTATAATAGATTAAAAAAGTGTCAACCGTTAAAAAGGAACAAGTTGCCAACTTTGATCTGGCATTCTACAACGTCTAGATGGAATATAAAGACCGTTAAGATTCACTTGGTAAATTTGGTTAGCACAGTACAATCCGTCTTGTGCTACATAGAATTCGCCAATTTCTTGATTTTCTTTCACCCAAGATGGTTCACTTTGGTATTTAGGCTCTAACATAATACCAGCATCTAAAACATAAGGAATTGAAAGGATTATAAGGAAAAACAGAATAGACAGAATGGTATTACGAATCATACTTTTTTACCTGCTGTTTTTAAGTCTGCCTTGGCAATCACCATGTATGGACCTTTGTTATAGGCAGGCGCTATGGTGTAGCCTGCAGATACTTCTAGTCTTTCTCTGTCATTTCTTTTTAACCCAGCCACTCCAGGCAAAGAAGAAGGCATAGAATAGTAGGGATTTTTTACAATCTGTTTAGGATTGTTGAATGAATTAGAGTCAGTAAACGCAGTCCAACCTTGTTTATGGTTGCGAGTTTTTGGTGTTACTCCAAGTGATTCTAGATATTTGGCATAATCTGCCTGTGCTTGTCTATCTCGGGCAGTTAGTCCTTTGACCTTACGTTTTTTTGTTGAATTCATACTCAACGCAGGTCCCACAAGATGCATAGTCATATTTTTATTATATACTCAAACATTAAATTGTCAACACTGCTATTTGTTAAGTATAGCACATGAAAAAAGACATTTTTATATGGTCTGAAATACATAAAAATTTAGAAAAATTTTGTTTAAATCCAACAGCAGAAGTATTAAACATATTTGCTTGTGAAGAATGGGAAGTGCATCCGTACTGGCAAAATTATTCATATTTTGAAACACTTGATCAATATAGTCAAAACAATCAATTAAACATGATATTTGGCTGTTTCGATACAGATGAGCATCGTAAAAAAATTGTCAAACCTACAGGATCTAATTTATATTATTGGGAAACTCACTGGATTACACATACCTATCAGTCTTTACTAAAAGTAGATTATCCTCAGCCAAATAATATTACTAAAACATTTTTATCGTTAAATCATCAACCTCATGTTCACAGATGCTTATTATTAGATTATATTAGTAAAAATGATTTATTTGACGATGGAGATATCAGTTGGCATTTTCCTAATGTTGATTATAAATGGTTGTACTGGAAACCAAAAAAGTTAATCCTTGACGAGCAGTACAGCAAACAACTTAATTCATACAATACATTACCCGAAGGATTTAGCACAACTTTTATGAGCATTGTTGCAGAATCGAATATAGGAGTGCATTTTGTGACAGAAAAAACTTGGATGAATATATTTTTCAAAAGGCCTTTTTTAATTTTTGGACCTGCAGGCATCAATAATATTATCACAAAGTTAGGATTTGTTTTGTATGATGAAATTTTTGATTATGCATTTGATCAGGTTACAGATGATCAGACAAGATGTGATATGATGTTAGAAAACATACACAGGATAAAAAATGATAATTTTGAAAACTTAAGAAATAAAATAAAAAATAAATTAGAACATAATTTTTCTCTAGCAAATAAACTAGCATTGGATCAATCCATGTGGCCAAAACCGGTTACAGATTTATATCAAAGGTACCAAAATGATAATAGCATTGATCAAGCCTATAGGAGATGGTTAGAATTATAATGGGTGCTTGTGCATTTGATATAATTGTAGATTATGTAGATGTAATATCTTCAGGATCTGTGATTGAAATTGGTGCAACCAGAGGAGAAGGCAGTACATATTTTTTTATGGGGTTTTTGCATAACAGTAAAAAACATAACTTTATTACTATAGATATCAATCCTGAAACCACCAGGCACTTAGAAAAATATAAAAGGATGGGCAATATCGATGTGTTAACAGGCGATGGATGTGCGATGTTAGATAAGATATCTCAACCTATTGCTTTTGCTTACTTGGATAATTTTGATTTAATTCGTCCGGGTACTGAAAATTCAATACCTATTATAGAACAAATTGAAAAATACAAAAAAGATTTTAATTTAGAAATGCACAATGATAATTGTTATAAAGCTCATTTAGAACAAACTAAAAAAATTGTGGAAAAATGTGCAGAAAAATGCATTATACAATTTGATGATACTCATTTTGATCAAAAATGGATTGGAAAAGGAGCAACAGCAGTGCCATGGTTACTTGGACAAGGATGGCATGTTTTACCTCAACATTTTGATCCGTGGACCAGCGACGATTATGTGGCGTTGAGTAATTTTACATGAGAATAACAATATTCGGTGACTCGTTTGCAGTGGATAAAAAGGGGTGGATAAGTTTTTTAAAATACCCTAGTGATGTTTATTCTAATAGAGGATCGTCACAGTATAGGATTTATAAAAATTTTATAAAACACTATGATGAATCTATGATTAATATTATTGTTTGTACCCATTACAGTAGAGTATATGTAAAAGATTCTGTTATAACAAAACTACGACAATTGATTACACACAAAAAAAGCGATTGGGTTTGGACCCATGGGATAGCATCTAAAGATCCAATAATAAAAAATATAAAATCAATTTATGATGATGAATACCAAAAAGATATTTTTAAACTCATGTATAATCATATTAAATCTTTTAAAAACACATATACACTCAGTGCTTGGAATGACTGTGTACAACCTGATTTTTGTTTTGCAGATATATGGAAAAAACATCAAGGAACGATTAATCATTTGACTATGGATGGAAATAAAATACTTGCGGAAAAAATAAATGAACTTTTCTAATCTTTACGTTAATGGTGCTTCACACACCAAATTTGGAGATCACAAACTATGGCCAGAACATCTTGCGGAACATTACAATATCAATTTAGAAAACCAAGCACATCAAGGAAAAACAGTTGAATCTATTCTCACACAAACAATCAATGACTTAGATAAACATACTCCTCAAGAAACTTTGGTTGTATTGCATCTTCCTACGACAACAGTGAGACAGTGTTGGTATCGAATTGACGATAAACAAATTTCAGAAGTTCCAGTAACCATTTGGCAAATGCCTGAACCACAAAAAATATGGAAGATTTATTACACACAAATCACAAACGATTTTGACATGTATGCGAAGTGGTTATTACAGATTTTGAACATTCAAAACTTTTTAAAAGTAAACAATTTTTTTTACCATATCATTTTTGATAACACAGAGTTTTATCATGATGGTAAAACTAGAACATATCTAGAAGAAGTTGATTTAGATATACAAAAGGTCGAATACAGAGATGATCCTGTTTTTAATAAATTTAAAAATATAAGGCACAAACACATAGAAAATGCAAATATTACTAGCGGAATAACCAAGTGGTTTGAAAAAAATTGTGAAAAAGATTGGTGTTTAGATGGAGTGCATTGGAACAGTCAAGCACACCAAAAATTTGTACAAGAACTATTAGTTAAAAATATTAATCGTTGTCTTTGTTTAGATTAGATAGATATCCGTTATCGTTGTAAAGATTAGAGATATCTATGCTTTGTTCCCAATTCAATTGATTCTGATCTACACCGTTCATTTTACCAAAAAATACATGCAGTGATTTTATTACTTCTCCTAGTTCACGTGAATCAATGATAGGCTCTATATCACACCCTGCCTCATGAGCATATTCCAGCAGTAATTCCACAGCATCAAATACCTGCATGTCAGACGCTGTAAATTCTTGATTGGGTTTTCGGTAGTGTTCTCTATTGAATGGTATTATTTTTGCTGTCATGATGGATTGTTGATTATACCTCTGATAGAATGAATCCAACGCCAAGTGGCCAAGGCCATTATCGCCCATGCTCCGGTCATAAATCCTATGGAAAAAAAGAAAGGTTGAGCCCAAACAGAAACCCACATGCCGAATCGCCTTTCGCGATTGGTTTTGCCTGAAACAAAATATATAGAAGTGACACTTCCTACCAGAGCAATGCCATTTAATATGTGGAACCAGTAATTATTGAAGTCTGCCAAAACCATATTCTCTTTCTCCACACCACCAACATTTACCACAATGTTTGGAAAAATAGTTAGTTTCTGCTTCACAACTCCTAGTCATGGGAAATAATGTGTCTATTAAGTTATAATGTTCGTATAATTCTGCTATAGCTTTTTTATCAACATTTGAAAAAGGTGCAAAACCATTTATCGTAATGTTTGAATTAGGAATTGGTTTATTTAGATTTTGGAAAATCACTGCATCTTGTAATGGATATGAGTCAAATTCTGAATATTCATTGTCAGTTAAATCTCTTTCAGTATCTCTGTATTTCCATGTCCTTGTTAAAATTTTATTTTCTTCATAATTTATAGGATTAGCAGTGACTCCAATAAAATGAGCATCCAGATTAAATTTTTGATATGTTTGATATAAAGTTAACTCTTGTTCATCGACTAGAGCATCTTCACTTGATGCCATTTTGTTGGTATGAGAGGCAAATTTAATATCAAATGTGTTTTCTAACCAATCAATCACAGACTTTGCAAAATTAACTTGATAAGGTTTAAGAGGATTATCAAGAGTAATTGCATGAAAATTAACTTTGTTCTTAAGATGTTTACACAGTATAAAAGCTAAGAGAGAACTGTCTGCTCCTCCACTCATCTTGAGTCCTATGTTTTGAAATGATGAATCTATCGGAATTTTGATTTGCTTTTGTTCGGTAATTAATTCAATCATTTTAGAACTTTTTCTTACCTCTAAATGTTATTCTGCCTTTGGTTAAATCATATGGAGTCATTTCTACAGTGACTGAATCACCTACCAACATTCTAATTTTATGTTTCTTTAATTTGCCGGCTGTGTAGCACAGCACCTTGTGTCCATTTTCTAGTTCTACCATACATCTTGATTCAGGCAGTAAATCAGTTACCACACCTTGAAATTCTAATACGTCCTGTTTGGTCAATTCATCTCCTTGTCATGTTGTTTGATCACTTGTTCGATGTCTCTTTGGTTAAACAAAAAGCCACTGGAACTCAATCTTGGTCTTTCTCTTTTTATTGTACAGTCTGTTTGGATTTGAATCAATCGCTCAAATATTTTGCCAGCCATTGTTTCTGCGTAGCCATTACCAGATGTCTTCATACTTGCCTGCGATTTCTTCATACTTTAGTGTTTTTGTGCCACGAGTAAAAAATTCAGGGCGAACTTCTGCCACCTTAAATGTGCCCACTGTGATGAAAACAGCCGCCACCACAATTATGTGTGCTATGGCTGTGTAACCAAACACAGTCCAACTGCCCACCCATATTGAAAACACAATGCACCACATCCAACACAACACCTGCGTGACAAAATGTCTGGTGTTAAAGTCTTGTATGTGTCTCAGTGGGTTTTTGTTCCAATCCATCACAGATGTATAGGCATCATATATCCATTGTCTCATATTTTTTCTCCTATCTCAAATCCTCTGAATGACTTAAATCTTGGAAACCTTAGCGAGTATGTGCCGTCTTGATTTTGGGTGATAGCATCTGCTCTGACTTCTACCATTTGCCCAATAACCTTGTCACGATCAGTCCAAAAACTATCACGAT